TTTAGCCATCGTGACAAGGAAAAGCGCATCATCCTTATGGGAGACAATGATGAAAAAAGGCAGCTTTTTGAAACGTGCAGCATCAAGGGCAAGATGACCGTCAATCCGATCGTGGACTGGTCTGACGATGATGTGTGGGACTACACGCACAGCGAACACTTGCCTATCAACCCGTTGTATTGCGAAGGGCAGAAGCGCGTTGGTTGCATCGGCTGTCCTATGGCCGGTAGGGGGGGCAGACAGCGTGAGTTTATGCGCTGGCCCGCCTACGAAAAAATGTACATCTCAGCGTTTGAACGAATGCTTAATGCCAGAAAAGCAAAAGGTTTGCCGTGCGACTGGCAGACTGGCATGGACGTGTTCCGTTGGTGGATGGAAGATGAAAACGTCAGCGGTCAGTTGAGCATGGACGATTTGATGGAGGATAACAATGTTTGAATTTGCAACTCGCTGGCTGGTCTGCCTAATTCTGCTGGCGGTGGTGGTTCAGTCTGAACGGACAATCAAAGACACGGAAGACAACCTGTTTGAAGAACGTCAGGCAATGCTCGTCTGGCTGTTCATCAACGTGTGTCTGGTCGTGTGTACGGCTGTTGTGATGGGGTGGAAATAAAAACATGAACAGATATGACATTGAAAAGAGGATGGAAAGAAGCCGTAGAAAGTTTGCGATTCTGCAAGGCGTTGTAATCGCTTTTATTGCAGTCGCGGCGGTTTCGTCTATCGCACTTTCCATCTTTATGTATAAGGGGTTGTTTTCCGCAGACATCCCCGAATGGATGAAGTGGGCGTTTGTATTTCTTGGGAGGTAAAAATGGAAATTCGTGGAGAGCGTGGCAAACAGAGAGTTCGTTTTGATTCGCTTAAGGAAGGAGAACCGTTTTACTACAAAGGCGAACTTAATATGAAGACAAGTAAGATTACGTGCAACCCCATCTTTTGCAATGGAACTATATATAACTACGTGTCGCTCCGTAACGGCAGGATTATGAGCTGCTCCGATGATGCGATGGTCGGCGTTGCAAGAGTTCATATCGAAAAGGAGTACTAATGAACAACGAGCTTTACTGCCCGATGAAGATGACCAGCAATCCGCTTGGTCGGTGCGTATGCGAGAAAGAAAAGTGTGCATGGTGGAACGAACTTGGTAGTTGTTGTTCTGTCTGGTGGATTGCACGGGCGCTGGATAACATCGAAATGAAGATGAAGAGGTGAGAACATGAAAAAGCGAATTTACCTTATTCTCGAAACCGAAGCGGACGAGGATGACAAGAGCATCCTTGACGATATTGAGCAAGAACTTGGGATGGCTACACACTATTTTGAAACGGTTTCTTATAGCGAAATCGGGTTTGAGGGTTTGTGGAGAAGCACATTCGAGCAACCGCCTAAGAAAGAAGATGCAGATGAAAACGGCTATGTGATGGCGATTGCTGGGCCGATTACAAAGTCCGATTGCGTAGGTTATCCATATAAGTGGTTGTGGAATGTCGTTGCAAAACATCCATGCGCATACCCTGTTTGGAAGCCCATCAAGGAGGTATGACACATGGCAATCAATAAGAAAATCCGTGAAGTTGTGTATCAGAAATATAATGGACACTGTGCGTATTGTGGCAGGGAAATTTCTTATAAGGATATGCAGGTAGACCACTTCAAACCGTTAAGGACACTGGAACCGGATAACAAAAATGCAAACGATATTTCAAATTTGATGCCAGCTTGTCGAATGTGCAATCACTATAAACGTGCAAATTCCTTAGAGGTATTCCGAAAATACATTTATGAAATTCCAAGCAAGTTAAGAAATGATTACATTTATAAAATTGGAGTGGCATACGGAAATGTGATTGAAAACGAAAAACCAATTGAATTTCTTTTTGAAAAAGTAGAAAAGGAGTAAAGCGAGGTGAAAACTCTTGGCGACACCCCCGAAGCGTGGTCGTGGCAGACCGCCGCTGACCGAAGCTGAGAAGAAAAAACGTGAGAAGAGGGCACAAAAAGCGAAAGAAGAAGCCGCTGCGAAGCGTGAAAAAGAGCGAGAGAAGAAGAAGCAACAGATGCTTAACAAGCGGAAATCTATCCGATCACAGGTGAGTAAAAAGGTGAAAGAACAACAGGAGTTAGCAATCACAAGGTCTAAGATGCTGAATACAGGCGATTTGCAGTCGAGAATCGGTGATGAAGAGGACAAGAAGGTCATCGGCATGATTGCAGCCAAGTATTTTGGCGACCTTCCGAGCGTGGACATGAACAACCCGATTGAGGTGCAGCAGCGCCTTGACTTCTTCTTTGATGCTTGCATCGAAGCCAGAATCTCCCCTGTAGTGGAATGGATTGCACTGGTGCTTGGCATCGAATGGGTGAGCCTAAAGCAGATTATGGCGGGCAAGCGCCGTGACGATAGCTTGCAGCAGAAATACATTCTGAAGCTGATTTTGCAAATGCAGTCCATGTGGGCATACAACGGTATGTATGGTCAGGAGAACCCGGCAGAGTGGATTTTCCGAGCCAAAAACTATTTTGGCATGCGCGACAACGTGGAAGTCACCGTTGCACCGCCTGAACAGCCGTTGGGCGATGCCCAGAGCGCAGAACAGCTCGCCCAGAAGTACCAGACGGCTTTGCCGAAAGGGATTGACGTGGAGTACAGAGAGGTGGCAAACGATGAAAAAGCTGTACAAGATACTTACGTCATGGACTGATGGGATTAAAGTGAGAGGCTTTCAAACTCCATCTCTTGTCACGTTTCGAGAACTTGTCCGCATTTATAAGGAAACAAAAGCTGGGAATCATCCTGAATTTATTGACGGAGAAGCAAAAAGGATTCTTGAGAAATGTGGATTCCAACTTGAGCCATGCGGAATTGGCTGGATAGTAGATAATGTGAAACAAGGTGATTTTTCTGGAGAAACTAAGCAAAGACGAATTAAGAAAACGGAGAAATGCCGAGAAGCGTGAAAGGTATCATTGGTACGTTTCACATGGAATTTGCCCGTTTTGCCTTAATGATGCACAACCCGGAAGAGTTAGATGTGCTGTTTGTTTAGAAAAAAATTATGCAAGCCATCAAAAACATGATGCAAACAGAACAGAGAAGCAAAAATCCGATTATCTGCAAAAACATAAATTGCGTCAACGCGAAAAACGTCAAAGGCTGAAAGAACAAGGAATATGCCCCGTTTGCATGAAACACCCTATTTCAAAAGGGTTTAAGTCCTGCATTGAATGCAGAACGAAAGAAAGGCAAAAAACAGAAAGGGAAGGAAAGTCTTACAGAAAAACACTTGGTCTATGTGCCTATTGTGATGAACCACCAATTCCCGGCAAGCGTTGCTGTCCGAAGCACTATGCAAGCCGCATTGTTGGCATCACAAAATGTAGGCAGTCAGAGGGCTTTCGTCTGGCACAAATCGAACAGAAAAAACGCATAAACGTCTTTTGGAGAGAAATGGAATGGGAAAGAAACCAAAGATTGAAGCAACCCCAATGGATACACCCATGACCCCGTTGATTGACTTTTCAGACCCATGCCTACGCACGTTTCTGCCTGTCCTTTTGCAAGACAACACGACAGGAAAGAACATCATCTGGGCGACAGACCCGCCGCCTGAACTGTGCGTGGGCTTTGCAGATGAAATCACACTAGAACAGTTGGACAAGGTTCAGCTTGTCCCTCGTGTGCAGAAACGGCTTGCAGACCAGAAGAAACGAACCAGCAAGAAAGCAGAGGTGTTTACGCCGACTTGGGTTTGCAAGAAGATGGCAGACGTTGCCGAAAACGACCTGAAGGGCGAGGACTGGAAGGAGTATATCAACAAGACTTGTCTTGAAGTCACCTGTGGAGAAGCACCGTTCCTCACAAGCCGATATGACACCACAACAGGTCAGATGATTGCCGTGCCGGAAAGAATCGGTCTGCTGGATAGGAAGCTGAATGTTCTGTCAGAGCAGTTCCATGACTACGATATGTGGATGTGCTGGGCAATCAGTGCCTACGCATCGGCATACGGCTATGAGTGGCAGGGAGACAACCTCTTGTTGGCAAGGTGCAACCTGTTTCTGACGCTGATCGAAAATTTTAGGTATCGGTTTGATGCTGAAAAACTAGAAATTGGCTTCATGCCCATTTTTCTTGATTGCATCGCAGATACCATCTCATGGAACGTCTGGCAGATGGATGGCCTGAAAAAGACCGTTCCTGGCACGGACATTCCGTGCAAAATCAAAGACTGGAAAGCCAACAAAGAAATTTTGTTCAACGATGTTGGGGAGGATGGATAATGCAGACCGACAGAGGAATCTACCACAAGCGAGTGTGTGACCGTTGCGGAGCGGTTCTGGGCGGCAGGATGATGAACCCTGACGAATACTTCAAGGACTGGGCGTGGCGCAGGGACACAGGCGACCTTTGCCCGGAGTGCTATGCAGAGTACAAGCGAGTGATCGGGCGGTTCAACAGAGGAAAGAGAGGGCAGAGAAGATGAAAAAGTGCGCTCTTTACAGATGCAAACAGTGCTTTGCAACCATGACGGACGAAGGCGATGTCAGAATCGACAAAGACATTGTTGATTGGATGTTTGAAAATGAAATGAAAGAAAGCAAAATTGGATTTATCGCAAAATTCAAAATAAGCGATAAAGTCCTCATTCATCGTTGCTCCAATAACACCGTTGGATTGTGTGAATTTATCGGATGGAAGGAGACGGAGGAATGAACTTCTACTGCACCACCGAACATTGCTCTTGCATGGGCATCAAGCAGTTCTCTGCTGGCAAGGCTATCCGATGCACAGCAGAATCCTGCAAGAACAAATCTAAGCCATCCTGTGGCTCTTGTAAATGGTACGCAGAGCCGGAGAGCGTGTGCGTGAACGACCAGTCAGAACACGTTGCAGACTTCGTGTGGGACGAACGTGGGTGCAAGGAATGGGAGAAGAAAGATGACAGCAGGGGAGAAAATCAGGAAGCGTAGAATTGAACTGCACGTCAAGCAGAAAGACCTTGCGAACAGAATTGGTGTAACAGCCGCTTTTATATCGGCTATTGAGTGCGGGAAACGCAAATGTAAAGATAGGTGGCTTTTAAGAATCGCAACTGTCCTTGACTGCACCATATATGATTTGCAAGATGACGAGCCTAAAGGCTTGGTAGACCCAACCAATGACGACTTCGGAGCTGTCTGCAACTGCGCCGTCCGCTACTGCTTGGGTAGACGGTCATATATGCCTAGCCTTGTCTGCGGATACATCACACCGCTTCTGCCAGAACTGACGGACAAGACGTTGGATTGTTTTGAGCGTGACATTGCAGAACGCAAACGGACAGGTTTCGACTTTGGCGATTCCTGCGACTATGAGACGTGGGATGCGTTTTACAAAGCGGTTTGCAATGAGATTAAAAGGAGAAAGAACAATGAAAGTTGACTGCCCGTGGTGCAAAATCGAAATGCTAAGAGTAGATGACCTCGTTTACAAGTGTTTTTACGATTTTACAAACCTTAAGGCGCCCTGTTCTGGATGGAGATGCCCCAAATGCGGGAGAGAAATGTTTGACCGAAAATCACTATTGAATGCAAATTTAACAATAGACACTCGGCCAATTGATGCCAATGCACTGCGGAAGCGTGTTGAAGAATGGATACAGGAGTTTAGCGAAGAATTTTCTACGGAATATCGGTATCAGGAATGTGACTTGGAAGATTTGTTAGATTACATCGACGCTGCGCCAACAATCGAGGTGAAAGACAATGGATAATTATCCAGAATACCTTGAACGAAACGCACTTATTGAAAGAATCCAGAAAGCTTATTGCGATGGCTGCGAGAACTACAACGGCGTTAGATGCCGTGCTTGCGGTATTGGCGATGCTATTGACGTTGTGGAAGATGCCCCGACAGTCTTAGAACGTACTGCTAGATGGATTGTACAGGACGATACGTTAACAAGATTCGAGTGTAGCGGATGCCACACAAAGAATCATCACACACGTTGGAACTATTGTCCCTCTTGTGGAGCGAAAATGGAGAACGCACATGGCTAACACACTTTGGCATCCAGCAAGTGAACCGCCACGAGAGCGGACGCAGCCTTTGTTGCTTGCAGCTAAGACAACGTGGCGTGATAAAGATGGAAAAATGTTGCAAGGATTCTCGCCGACAGCATACTTTCTCGGCTGTTATGCAGACGGTCAGTTCTGGGATGAGATAGGCGAGAGGCTTCCGAAAAATGTAACGGTGACGCATTGGATGACGTTCCCAATGGTATAGGAGGGCTTATGGAAAACAATATCGTTGTTACGCAAGATATGGTTGACGCATTCACGGCAGAAATGCAGGAAGCATACAAAGAGTACGGTGATGATGAAGAAATCATTCACAGCATGATGGACGGCATCATGTGTGAAACCTTAGAAAAGCTGGGCTTTGCAAAAGGCGTGGAAATCTTCAACAAAGCGCCGAAATGGTATGCGTAAGGAGGATTAAAGATGGATGAATTCGAAGCATTAACAGAAGCGATGAACCAATGTGCTGCATCAGCTGAACATTTTGCAAATGCTGTCAGACAGCCAGAAACGCAGTGCGGTTACATCAAGCAAAAGCACAACCGACCTGTATACCGTAAAGCTGCAAAGCTACATGAAGTTTTCAAGCGAATTATGAGAACGAGAGAGGGATTTAGAAAATGACAGAACTCAAGAGATGCCCGTTCTGCGGTGCGGAACCACCGACTGTAAAAGTGATTCATCCACTCAATGTTGACATGGCTAGTTGGGTAGTCTGCGGGAAATGTGGGGTGAGCACTTCTGCAACATTTGGCAAGGAAAAAGCCATCGAAGCATGGAACAAACGCTACAAAGAGGACTGAGTATGGACAAAAAACGAGACAGTTTTACATTCCGACGATACTACTTTGAAGCCATCTCCACACTGAAAAGTAAAGAGAAGTTGGAACTCTACGATGCAATCTGCGCATACGTTTTCGAAGAAAAAGACGCAACTTTGAACTCAAAAAAAGCAGAATCTTGTTTCATTTTGATTAAGCATCTGCTCGATGAAGAATCGAAAAGAAGCGATATTGCGTCAAAAGGATGGTCTACACGAAAGTCAGCTCATCCTCATGTCATAAATGAGGTGAAAGTCAGTTCATATATGAGTTCAAAGTCAGATGACAATGAACGCATAGTATCAACTGACGGTCAAATGAACGTCAAGACCTTGCCGGAGAGTGCAGTCAAGAAGAAACCTGACATCTTCTCCGACTTTGCTCATGGCGATAAAGCCCTGCTGAAATCCCTGCGAGAGTTCGCACAGATGCGTACAAGAATCAAAAAGCCTATGACAGACCGTGCAAAACAGATGCTCTGCAACAAGCTGGAAAAGTTTGATCGGCATGACTGGAAAGCCATTCTCGACCAGAGCATCTATGCCGGATGGCAGGACATTTACGCATTGAAACAGGATGACCAATACGAGCAAAGTACGGAGATGGAGTTTCCTAGACTATGACAATGGACGTTCAAACGGTATTTATCGGTGCGCTGATGCTCTGCAAGCCAGGCGTTGCGGATGAAATCATACCAGACCTTGAACTTGACTTGTTCAGACCTGAGCTGAGAGACGCTTTTGCGGCTGTTCATGGCTATTGGACGGCTAGGGGTAAGATAGATATAGTCGAGATAAACACGCAGCATCCAGACGTAGCGCAGACGCTCTTAGCGTGTGTACAGACCTGTGAATCAGAGTGTGTGCGAATTGACAGGGAGCAAATGCAGCGTTGGGCACAGCTTATCAGAGAACAAGCTGCACTCACTCGTGTGCAAGGTCTGGCATTTCAGATGACCAACGAGCTTACCGACTATTCTGATCTATCAGACATTTACCAGCAGATGGGCGAAGCAATGAGCCTGAAAGCTGAGGAAGAAGATGCGTGGACATACGAGGATGTGCTGAACGACTATGTGCTTCACATGGACGAGAAGCCTGTGTACATCAAGACAGGCCTAGAGCGTCTAGATGAAGCGCTGCACATTTCTCCGGGTGATTTCATCATCATCGGCGGCAGACCGTCTGCGGGCAAGACAGCCCTGTCCTTGCAAATAGCAGCAAGCATGGCAAAGCAAAACTATACCGTGTACTATTTCAGCTTGGAAACCAGTAAACGCAAGATTGGCGCACGTCTGATGGCCAATCAAATATACTGCCCTCTGGACACGGTGAAAAATAAGGCGGTCAGCTTGAATGAGATTGACGGACAGGCAAAAAACATGAAGATGCCCCTGTATATCCGCTCCGCTGCCGGAAAGAACGTGGCGTGGATGAAGGCTCAGGCTCTTCGTAAAAAGGTTCAAGTCATCTTCGTAGACTATCTTCAACTCATCCACGAAACAGGCGCAAAGGACAGATATGCCGCCATTACAGCTATATCCATTGCCTTACACGAACTGGCGCAGACCACAGGAATTGTCGTGGTAGCACTGGCGCAGCTTAATCGAAACCCATCCAAGCCCGGAGCAACGCCTACTAACTCTGACTTGCGAGAGAGCGGGCAGATTGAACAGGACGCAGATGCAATCATCCTTCTGTCTGGCGATAACCCCGAAAAGTACCTGTTCCGGCTGAGCAAGAACAAGGAAGGAGAGATAGGCGACCTTCCCATTACGTTTAACAAGCAGATTCAACGGTTCCAAGAGTACACTTGGATGGACTAATTGAAAGATTGTATCAGATGTGGTATAATAGAGGGGGGAAGGGCTGCGAATCTTTCCCGCTCTGGCTGTCCTGTCTGCTGTAACAGATGGGGCGGCTTTTTCATTTTTAGCGAAATTCTTAATATATCTAAAAACGTTGGAAACGTTGGAAACGTTGGAAACATTGGTAAATGGCATAGTTGCTGAAAAACAAGTATCTGCTTAATATGAAATAATTCGTTGATTTCGTTGAAATCGTTGATTAGACGCAATACTGACAAATATTTAACAATCTGATACATTAAGGGAAAATATGAGTTAGCAACGAAATCAACGTTTTCAACGATTTTTTATATATTAAGCATCAACCAACGAAAAACGTTGGAACATTCAAGCCGTGTTTGATAGGGCGAATTGCAAAACGACCATGCAGAAGCGTGGTAAACGGCTTTTAATGCTTAGACGGCAAGCTTATCAACCAGATGCAGAAAACGTCTCTGGCACGGCTCTACGTGGCTGTGAGCGAATTGTAGAAGTCTACGACTATTGCAGGAGGAAAAAATGGAATACATGAAAGCCGATACAAAGGTCAATGGGTATATGGTCTACCCTCGATTCCTCTCGACTATTGACGTTAGCCCAACAGAGAAGATTGTTTACGTTTATCTGTTCAATCGTGCAAGGTCGTCACAGAGGGCAAGCAGAAGCGGAAAGTTTACTGACCAACTAGGGCAAGTGTACATCGTGTATCCCATCAAAGACCTTGCTACCGATACTGGATTCACGGAACGATGGGTCAAAAAGTCTCTGAAAGAGCTGGAAGAAGCCGGGGTGATCGAGCGCAAGCGTGAAGGGAAGAACAAACCCGATAAGATATACGTCAAAGTGCCGGAAGAATCGTCAAAGAGCGAAAAGGGAGGTGAACAATCATTCACCTCTGAGGTGAACGATACTTCACCTGTGAGGGGAACAATCGTTCACCTCCTTAATATAGAAGAAAAGAAAAGAAAAAAAGTTATTAAGAAAGCGGGCGACCCGCCCGATGGGAACGCCATCACGCCGGACTTCGAGGATGTGAGCGAGTATTTTTTGGATGCTGGATGTGAGAACAGGCTTGCCAGCAGGTTTATGAACTACTATGAGGGAACAGGCTGGATGACCAAGACCGGAAAGCCTATCACCAATTGGAAGGCATTTGCTGATATGTGGATTGACAAGGAGCGGGAGAAGCGGCAGTATAGTGAACCAAAGTTTAATCGCCTGTAAAGGTTCTTTCCCCCTACAACCCTCTATCTCCAAAAGCTACACCGTTAGCCAGCAGAGCAGACCGTATGCGAGAACTGGTGTGAGGTTCGGGCTGATGGATTGTCTACGACTATTTCACATGGAGAATTGACTTCATTTTGTAGTCGGCTGAATATGTAGAAATGTTGTATCTACTATTCATAGTAAAATGCTATGAATTGAATGTAATACCATAGTGTTTTACTGGGAATTAAATCGAGTAAGAACAGACCGAATTGGATGGTACGAGTTATTATACGAAATAATCCGTGATTATCGGGAGTAACTATATCTGTATACTATAATAAGTACTGTTATTATACGAAATAGATATAACTAGCGGAAGAATATATTATGCGAAATTGGAACGAGAGGTGATTTTTGGAGTGGTCGGATGACTTAGCGACTATCGCGCCTCTCTTTCTCTAAAAGGCGAACGACTATTTTACACAAAAAACACACGACTATTTGACGAAGGCTCGCAAGAAAACGCTACGACTATTACTCTACGACTATCGGCGGACTGTTCGTTACTATACGATATATAGGACTTTCAAAAGCTAGTCGTCTGACAACTTTAAGACTATTCTACGACTATTTTATTGGAGAAACTACGACTATTGGCTACGACTATTCCATCCGGAATGCTGCGACTATTGCTGACCTCTATTAGCTATCGGGCGAAAGCCCGAAAAGAGATACGGCGGTAGCCGTCAATGGTTCCGCGCCCCCGCTGCTGGACTGCCCCGCCGGGTGGATGGTGCCAGGCTGACCCGGTGCGCCCTGACTGCTGACCCCGCCGGGCTGGCATGGTCTGCGATGTGCTGCACCGTCTGGCATGGATCTATAACAGGGGGCACCGTTACGCCCTTATATACCTTATTATAATAGGGTGGCTGTGCTGAGCTGTGCAGCGTCCGGCGCGGCTCTGGTATCTGGTATGTGCTGGGGGCGCTATGGCGCTGTGATACGATCCAACGTGGCGCAGGCGATATTATAGCCGCTTGTTTCGGTCTGGTATCGTATGCGGTGGAATGGGTCAAATTGCCGGAAACGCCCCTGTAAAGCCCTGTGCGCTGTTTTGCGGCGTGGACGGTATAACTGCATTGACTGCGCAAAACGCACTGTAAACGCTTGTATGTGGCTGTATTTCAGCAGGGCAAATAAAAGCCCTGCACCCTCAGCAGATGCAAGGCAAAAGAAAAGCCCGGCCATTTCTGACCGGGTGAAGATTTTGTTAGTGCCATTCAATCAGGCGCTTTGTGCGCTTCAATCCTGCCAGCGTATAATCTCCGCTGACATTATCCCACACACGGGAGCGAGTGTTATAGGCGTACGGGTAAAGCGTTGTTTGGCTTGGGCTGTCCCAATTTACTGCATGATGCACTTTTCTGGTCTCATCGTCCACGTAAATGCTCAGACCGTTAACTTCGTGCTCTGTGTAGGTTTTCATAATAACACTTCTTTTTCTGGGCCTTTACTGCCCCTTTTGCTATAGTATATCATATTGCAAGCCCCTTATACAGGACTTGCAAAAATATTTTTGCCCTTTTGGGCTGGGGCGGGGTTGCTTTTATAGGTGCAGCCCCGTTAAAGTGTCCGATTGGCATCACTTGGACGCCTTAAACAGCGCAGAGAAAAACCAAAAAACAAACAGGATGCAAGATAATACCATGTGCAGCACCCCCTTTATACCACGCTAAACCGTTTATAGCTTGTCTTGCTGCTGCACTCTGCGTACACATCCGGGTGCAGCGTCTTGAGTAGCTTGCTATCCAGCCGGACAGAAGAAACATCTTTGTAAATGGCCTTTGCCGTGCCCTGTACCATTTCGGGTGCGCCGTGCATCATTGCAATTATATCTGTTCTAATTGCGTCGTTCATCGCTTCAAGCTCTTCAATGAGCCGCTTGTTTTCCCTGTATTCATTTACTCTTTTTTCAAAATCAGACATTTTTTACACCTCATTTAATAGCAAATGTATTCAACAGATTCCCAATATTCATCATTTTCTGCGTTCCAAGAACGGATTTTGTTTTTTTTAATTCGTTTGATAACGTCGTAGGCGTGGCCGTGATATACGGCATACCGATATTTTGAAGTATCTAATGCGCCAGCTTTAAGCAGCTTTGCACGAAATGCTTTTGTCATTGTCTTACCTCCTTACTGCTCTGCCCGATTGTTGAGCCAGACCAGACAGAGAAGAAAGCCGGAAATCATGCCGCCCACGTACCAGAGGGCAGCCCACTGGGTAAAATCGAGTGCGATCATTGTTTAACCCTCCTTATACTGTGGGATGTAGCCCAGTACCTTAACTTTTGCCGGGATGGTGTAGTAAATCTGCCCATAATCGGGGCACCAAACAGCATTATATTGCTTGCCATCGTTGCCCAGTGCCTTGCATTGCACCTCACAGGTAAAGAGCTTGAGAGCGTCCGCCGTGAGCATTGCGGCAACATCTGTGGCGGGCTGTGCGTTAAACGCTGCCACTGCCTTTTCTGCGTCTGCCAGTGTGTCAAATACGCCCAGTGTCCAGCCCGCACCCTCCAAGATGTAGTCTACCATATACAGGCCGCTGTCACTGCACCAGAGCCACACAACGGGCTTGATGGTCATTTTTCGGTTGTTCTGGGCTGCATAGAGCTGTTCAAGAGTGCCAGTCATTAAGCTGCCGTCCGCAAAGGATGCGGTGTAAAGGTCTGCGCACTTTAATGTGCTTTTCATGGTTTTGTCCTCCTGTTTTGTAACGGTATTTGGTAGGTGTAACGTATATCTACGTTATGCCTATATTGTAACGTATATTTACGTTTTTGTCAAGTTGCGCACGCAACATAACAACGTATTTGTACGTTTTGTTTTTTTGTCCGTTTGGGCGTGCTCTATCGGACACGTTGCGCAGGCAGTTTAGCGCCCCGCACCCTGTCCGATCGTCCCGGCGTGGTCTGCCTTGCATCTGGCACGGCCTGCCCTGCTGCCTGTGATGTGCAGTCCGTCCGGGTGTGCTGGGGCCGGGGTCTCCACCTCTGGGGTATATGGGGAGCGCCGAGGGTGGGGTGGTCGACACCTCGCGTAGAAAAAATTCAAAAAAGGCGTTTTCCTCGCCTACCCACCCCCTCTTTTCTGCACAAAACACCCCCACCCATATCGCCAATTCCAAAAATTTTCCAAAAATACAAAAAGCCCCCTACAAAGGGTCTGTGTTCTGTGCTATACTTGCCTTACAAACCTTGAAAGGGAGGAATCTGTAATGAACCAAAAGAATGACAAGAACAAAGAAAAGAGAGAAAAGAACGAAAAGATTGCCACTTCAATATGGGGCATAATTATTGCGGTGGCTGTTATGGCTTGTGGCGCATATCTTATGATGCATGGCATTGCAAGTGCCATATAAATAGACAATGGAGGAATCTACAATGGCTAAAAGTAAAATGACAACGTGCAAGCACTGTGGAGCAGAGATTGCCGCAAGTGCAAAGGTCTGCCCTCAGTGTGGCGGCAAGAACAAGCCGCCCATCTACAAGCGCTGGTGGTTCATTGCCATCATTGTTCTGATTGTATTGTCTGCTATTGGCGGCTCTAGCGATAGTGGCAAAAAGAGCTTTGAGGAGGGCTACAAAGACGCTACGTCTAGCAAGGCAAGTGCATCGACCGCTTCTTCCGTTGCATCTGTTGTGCCTGAGGTCAGCGAGGACGATTACAAGGCAGAGTGCCAGACTGTGGACTATAAGGAGCTGTGCCGTTATCCTGAAAAGTATGAAGGAACTAAGATTGTAGTCAAAGTAAAGGTCTCGCAGATTATTGACGCAAACTTCTCCGGTAGCGAGAAAGCATGGAGAACTTACACGGACAACAGCGGATATGGCTTCTATGCTGATGATGAGTATTATATGTTGGATAAGCGTGGCGGCGATGCTGTAAAGATTCTGGAAGATGATATTATCAACGTCTACGGTGAGTTCACCGGGCTTGAGAAAATCACCAGAGCATTGACCAGCACCACTGATGAACTCCCTCGCATCGAAGTCAAGTACGCAGACCTTGTGGATGAATAAAGAAGGATCATAAAGATGAAAAAGAAGATTGTTTCGGCTATCATTGCCGCAGCTTTGATTTTTACTATGCCTATCAGTGCAATTGCGGCAAAAAAGCCTGATGAATGGTCTGGACTTATTGAACTTGAGCAGACCAATGCAACGCAGTATGAACCGTTAGGCATTAAGAATCATGGGTCTTATGCGTGGCGTGACGGTAGCACGATTTATATTTCTTATGCTCTTGAAATCGAGAATACCAACAAAAATCTTGCGGCCTGGTTTCCACATATTGAAATTGCAGTCGTTGCAGAGGATGGCTCCGTAATTAAAACAGACGATGAATATTTGGACTGGGTTGCGGAAGATGATTCCTACTGGTATGCCGGATACTTCACATACGAGTATGACGGTACTATCCCTGCTGGTATCGAAATGGCTGTTTCGGCTCAGGACTATAATTATCAGCCGAGCGCAGGAAAAGAAGTTTTAAGAGCAGGTGAGTTGGCTGTTACCAATACTTCAAAGCGTGGTAGTGGCTATGAGACAAGATTCACCGGAAAAGTGACAAACAACAGCGCATACAAGACAAACGCAAAGGTCATCGTTCTGTATAAGATGAAAGACGAGAGCGGAGAAGAAGTTCCCGTGTGCGGAGATATTGATTATGTCTTAGACATCCAACCGGGCGAGACAAAGAACTTTGAGATTCATCCCTATTCTGGACTTTCCAATTATTCTTCGTGGGAAATCGTATCAATTCAAATGTAACACAAAAAGCCAGCGGCTAGATGTTCTCTAACCACTGGCTTTTCTATTGGACTATTTTACGGAGAACAAAAATGTTCACCGTGTGAGTTTTTCGGATTTTTCAGAAAAACATCAATTATCCGTTTCTACGGATGCTTGCATAGAGCAGACGGAACGTCTCACGACCTTTCGGCGTTACTCTGGTTTGTACGCCACCGTGTTTGTTCTTCTGGTTGCAGTATTCCTTGACCGCAAAGAGACCGTCACCCTTGCCCGCTTTTGGCAGGATGCCCTTGCTCTTGTCACGGTAGATGTAACCGTCAGAAATAAGCATCTTGATGAACAGGCGTTCAGGGATACGCAGTTCCTTTGCGGTCGAGCGGAAATTGGTAGACACGTTCCACGCCACGAGGTCGTCGAAGTAGTCTGCCTTAGGCTGCATCTCCTCGTTCTTCTCACAGAGCTGCTTGTTCTGCATCTGTAATGCTGCGCTCTTTTCCTTTTCGGCCTTCATGTTCTGAATCAGCCCGATCACGAAGTCCGGGTTGGCAATAGCCGTCTCCAACAGGTTGTCGGTCATGTACATCCCATGCTTGCGGATGGACGGCAAGACCTCGTGAGTGACCCAATGCTTGAACCGCTGTGCGCTTTCCAGCTTGCTGCTGAAAATCAAACTGTACAAGCCGGATTCGTTAATAATGATAATAGGCTGCTTACCACCGGGGGTGTCCATTTCGTTCACCCCTCTGTCCTGTTCATCAACGTGGTCACGGATGGCTTTCTGCGGGTTATTGTAGCCTAAAGCCACCGCAATGTCCTTGCCAACAAACCAAGGGTCATCGTCAATGAGCATGACGCGGATTTCGCCAAACTCGGCGTTGTTGAAGATTTTGATGTTCTCAGACAAAGAAAGTTGCATTAAAAGCTCCTTTTCACTTGTGAGAGAAGCGATTTTCTGCTATAATAACGGCGAGAGAATGCTTCTCTCAGGGTTTACATGATACGTTCGCTTCTGTCGCCAAACTTCAGTGGACGTATCATTTTTCGTTTTCATCGGTCTCCGGGATGGGATGCAGCGTAAAGAACGCATCTCGAAGCGCAAAGGACAACGATACGCGCTTCTTGATGCAGTACGCTTGCAAATGCTCAAACTGCTTGTCAGTCATACTGATCGTCAGCGTTCGCTTGAACCGCTCGGCGTAAGGGCTACTCATGTTTATTCACCTCCTTTCATTTGCTAGTGATGTTAGTATAACCTCATTTTGTGTTAAGTCAAGAAAAGAAGTGCTACATATAGCACTCGATAGCGTTGATGTCAAAATTTGTAGACTTGCACAAAACTCAGCCCTTGTTTTTGGCTGCTCCCGCTTCGTATCCTGCCCGGTAGTTCAATTCAGACAGCTTGCCCAGAGCTTCTGCGTACTCTCTGTCCTCGCTGGTCGGCTCTTTGCCGTGGGCGAGGGTTTTCAGAAATTCTTCGGTTGTCGTGGGAAAGTTCATGTTTTTTGCTCCTAACTCTTGCGGAGATCAGCCCTTTTTGGTATAATAGATTCCGAAAAGGGAGACTGCCCCCTTGGTGGTTGCAGTACCTTCTTTTTGTAACGGATAAGCTATCAGCTAAACTTTGGTAGGTGGGTGCTGATAGCTTATTTTTTTATGCGTTCTGCAATGTTGAAGATTAGATCAATACCCATTCTCACAACATCACTCTTGGTTCCATCCAGAGCGTTAGCGCAAAATGTGATTTTTTCGATATCCTTTTCGCTAAGCCTGAACGAAACCATACGCATAGATTCGTTTTTAGATGGCTCTGCTGCTTTCTGCAACTTCATCACCTCGCTTTGTTGCTGGTGATAGTATATACCAGATATCGAACACTTGTCAATATGGAAATTTGAATAAAATATACTTTACAGATTCGGAACAGTTCAAAAATAAAGCGTATACACGTTTTCGTGTAAAATCATTAACATCCTTTTACTACTATACTCTGTAAATACAGAGTATAGTATATTTATATATACAGAAAACGTAAATTTACGCTTGACGTATAAATACGTTTGTGATATACTGAAGCCAGCAAAAAGAAAGAGGGAGAAAAAATGAGAGCCGCAGAAATTATCAAGGACATGGTTGTAAATTCTCATCCGAAAATAACTTATAAGGTTCTCGCAAAAAAACTTGGCTATAAAGCAGCAACGAGCGTCACGGATAGACTGAATCGTGGAGAATTGAGTGCAGAGAAATTTGCACAATTTGCAGATGAACTTGGCTACGAAATTATCATTCGTCCCAAAACCATCAAAAAGGACAAAGAAGATTTTTACCGTTTGGAATACCCCAAAAGAGCAAAGGACGGCGATTCTGAATGAACGTAGCGTATGTTCGTGTATCTACTGTTGAACAGAATGAAGCACGACAGGTGGAAGCGTTGAAGCGGCATAATATTGACCGCTGGTTTATTGAGAAGGTCTCTGGCAAGAATATGGATAGACCGGAGTTGCAGAAGATGCTTAAATCGGTTCAGCCGGGCGATACCGTATTTATCCACGATTTCAGCCGCCTTGCTCGCAGCACGAAGGACTTGCTTGAAATGGTTGAAACGCTGCAAGCTAACGGCGTACACCTTGCAAGTGATAAAGAAAACCTAGATACGGGCACTCCCACCGGTAAACTGATGCTGACGATGATTGCAGCCATCAACGAATTTGAACGACAGAATATGCTCGATCGCCAGCAAGAGGGCATCGAAGTGGCAAAGCAGAAAGGCGTTTATAAAGGCCGCAAGCCCACCGAGTACGACCGAAACCTCTTTGATATTCTGCATGAACAGGTGGAAAAGCGTCTGCTGACCGTCACGGATGCCGCCAAGCAGCTTGGCGTGACCCGCCAGACATGGTATCGGATTGCTGAACAGAGAAAGGCTGGATAATATGCAGGGAGAAGAACTGATTGTTAAGAACGGAAGCATTACGCTACGGTCTATGCTTGACTTTGGTGGTTTCCTCGAAATCAAGCGGTTCTTGGAAGCCTGCCATTCGGAAAACTGCACCGTGACTTTTGCAAACGAGGAAATTGTCATTTTTCCGAATGAATACGATGCTGCTAAAGATGCTCTCGTCTTTATTTACGGTACACTGGCAGAAAGACACAGTATTATCGAAAAGTATCTTCGTTACAAGTTGATGCTTGGGGATGAAGAACCGAAGCCTACTTTATATAACCAGTGAAAGGAGTAGCTCATGGACAACTTTAATGCCATTTACAAGATTCTCAAACTGCTGGATAAGCACAAGGGCGATGAAGAATTTGACTATGAGCTTATCTCCGCAAAGGCGATGAAGATGAAGGTCTCTGATTGGGAGCAGATTATGATTGAACTGCAAATGAACGGTTTCATTCGCGGTCTGGTCTACACGCAAGACCTGACGAACAAGTTCCCGCATATTGTAGAGCCGATTCACCCGCAGATTACCTTGAAAGGCATGGAGTATCTCTGCGAAAACAGCATAATGAAGAAGGTAGAAAAAGGGTTAGAAACGGTCGGGCAGTTCTTTTAATTGATTTTGAGAAATAAAGTTACTGGAATCGCATTATAAAACCGAATATTTGATTTTTGTGCAGTTGTAGGCACTCTTTACATTTTCAGGTAGGGGGTGCCTATTTTTTTATGCAGCCAAAGCAGTGTATCGCCATCATTGACAGCATCAAAGCGTATGCAAAGCGAAATCCGACAGAAGCACAGGTCTATGAGGACTGGTTTCAGGCGGTGGTGAACCTAAGAGATGCCCTGCCGCAAGACAAGCGGTTCGATGCCTACAAATACTCTGGTGAGCTACGTTCTGTCTGCGCAACCATGATGGGCAAGATGAAAACAGGCGAAGACGTGGCAAAAGTCTATGACATTATCAGCCGGACATATCTGTTTGAAGCAAAAGATGTGTTCGACAGCTATTGCATTTACCTTGAATGGAATCGTGCACCGGAAAAGAAGTTCTATCAGCCGAGAAGAAAGGTGTTAAGAACCGTTGCAAACGCCCTGCAAGACCTTGCGGATGACAGATTGGACTTGCTGGCAATTTCGATGCCCCCCGGCTGTGGTAAGACGGCTCTAGCTATTTTCTATCTGACATGGCTTGCTGGAAGAAATCCAGACGAACCTATGCTCACAGGCTCTCACTCGAACAGCTTTGTTCGTGGCGTTTATGACGAGTGCTTGCGTATATTCGACAAAGACGGAGAATACCTGTGGAATGATGTTTTCCCGGACGTTTCCGTGTCGAACACCAATGCGAAGGACTGCCGCATCGACTTGGGCAAAAGAAAGCGCTTTGAAACGCTGGAATTTACGTCTATCGGCACTGGAAACGCTGGTCTGTACCGTGCATCTACGCTTCTTTACTGTGATGACCTTGTGTCCGGCATTGAGGTTGCACTTTCAAAGCCTCGCCTTGATAAACTGTGGGAAACATACACCACTGACCTTAGACAGCGAAAAATCGGCAATAAGTGCAAGGAATTGCACATTGCAACACGTTGGTCTGTACATGATGTTATCGGCAGATTAGAGCAAAACTACGGAGATTCTGACAGGAACAGGTTTATTGTTATGCCAGCAATGAACGAAAAGGACGAATCGAACTTTGATTATGACTACGGCGTTGGGTACAGCACTGAGACGCTTCGCAAGCAGCGTGAAGTTATGGATGAAATGAGCTGGAAAGCGCTGTACATGAACCAGCCTGTTGAGCGTGAAGGTCTGCTGTTTCCTGCCGATGAGCTGCGGTACTTCAACGGCGTTCTGCCTGATGGTGAGCCCGATCGCAAGCTCATGGTTATGGATATTGCATGGGGCGGCGGTGACTTCACCGCCTGTCCTATCGCTTATGTGTACGGCGATGCTGTGTTCATTCCTGACCTTGTTTTCAATAACGGCGACAAGACAGTGACCCGCCCGGAAGTCGTGGGCAAAATCATCCAGCACAAAATCAATGTGGTGCGTGGCGAAGCAAACAACGGCGGTGATGAATACTGTGACGTGGTAGACAGCCAGCTCCGGCAGCAGGGCTATCACTGCTCTGTCCGCAGCCAACGCGCACCCAGTGGGCAAAGCAAACTGTCCAGAATTATTCAGTATGCGCCGGACATCAAGCGGTTCTATTTTCTTGACGAGAAGCACCAGTCGAAAGAGTACAAGGCGTTCATGGAGCAAGTGACGATGTTCACGCAGCTTGGCAAAGTTCCGCACGATGATGCACCGGATAGTCTGGCACAGCTTGCCGATGAATTGTACAACGGAATCAGTAAAATTGAGCCTGTCAAGAGGCCTTTTTGAGAAAAGTGTCATATATAGCAGTGCTTGGAAACAAAAATTTGATTTTGGGTTGCATTTTGGCTTAAAATATAAACAGGAAGATTTGCAGCTTCCTCTAATGTATTGCATTGACGTGGTTTTAGTCATTTTTACTCGTCAGTTTATTGCATTACACTCCTTTCTCACTCACCCGCGACAGCTGCCTTTCTCTGTCGCGGGGATTATATGTTGCGTTTTCGAGTGGACGAAACGTTGTTTGTACTCCCCCAACTGACACGAAGCGGTTCAAACCCGCTACGCAGCACAACAATTCTCTTGCTTTGCGTGGACATATTCTCCTGATAATACCTCTGCCGTTATTCCTGGCTCTCGATGCAATGCTTTTAAGATTTTTCACGTTGCAAAGAGCAACGGCTTATTAAGCCAGGTTTTTATGTTGCATTAGCTCAGCATGGCTAGAGCACCCGGCTCATAACCGGGCATACATTGGTTCAAATCCATTATGTAGCACCAAAATTGCAGCTTCCCGTTTTACGTCTGTCCGACAGCAGAATGTAAAGGCTGCAATGGTTTTCTTCGGGCGAAGAATAGCGCGGCTGGAAGCGCGAACAGTTTCCCAGTAGCTTCTGACAGGTCTGTGCTCAACAGCCTGTTTCCAGAAATCCAACGAAAGGAGCGCTCATGCTAGTTAGAATCTGTTGCCCTTGTATCCGGCAAAACCCAATCTATAAGAACGTCCGTTGCAACCGTTATCTTGGCGAAGTGGACGGAAAATACCATTTCAAGTGTGACAGATGCAAGGGTGTTATCGAAGGAGACACAAGGGAAGGATGGGTGAAAATCATCCATCCGCCGGAAAAGTGAATAGCTTTTGAAGCGCAGTTTTGGCGCAGTGAGATAGACCTTAACAGGTTTGTCTTGCTGCGCTTTTTATTTTGCCGGAAAGGAGGAAAACATGGCTGAGTATCAGATGGTTGTTGACGGCTTTTTGAATGAGCCTCTGACTGGACGTAGACCGATTGAAACGCCGGAGACGGAAATCAATCGGGCGAATGTTCTGAAAGTAGTTATGGGCAAGGCAGAGTCTATTCATCTGCTGAACAAGAACGAGATTCGCTTTCTGCACAACTACTACTTGGGCAGTCAGCCTGTCCTCAACCGCACGAAGGAGTACCACGCTGAAATCACCAACCGCATTGTAGAGAATCACGCCAACGAGTGTGTGGGCTTCTACACAGGTTACATGAGCGGCACTCCTTGCTCTTATGTGCGATCTGAAACGGCAACTGGTGACGGTGAGGAAATTGCCCGCCTGTCCAACGCTTTGCAGTACGAGGGCAAGGATGCGCTTGATCGGCGGCTCTGGCAGTGGATGTTGGAGTGTGGACAGGGATACCGCATTGTTCTTCCTGACAAGGGGTACAACGGCAACTATCCGGACGAAACGCCCCTGCTGGTGGATGTTCCTGACCCGGATATGGCGTATGTGATTTACAACTCCGGCATCGGGCATAAACCCATTGCCAACGTGCTGCACATCCCACGCAATTATCAGAACGACCTAAACGACCTGATTTGCGTGTATACGCCAAACCAGTATTTTGAAATCGACAACGGCAAGGTAGTTAACGAGGAAGGAAATGGTAAATATCATTCCCTTGGAATGCTGCCGATGGTCGAATACAAGCTGAACCCGGAGCGTATGGGTCTGTTTGAACCGGCTATCCCTGTGTTGGATGCCATCAACGACCTTGAAAGCAACCGTTTGGACGGCGTGGCGCAGTTCATTCAGTCCATCATGGTGTTTACCAACTGCCTTGTGGACAAGGATGCTCTCGACCAAGTAAAAGAGCTTGGCGCAATGTGCCTGAAATCTACTTCTGGCCTGCCCGCTTCTGTTTCGCAGATTGCAAACGAGCTTGACCAGCAGCAGAGCCAGACCTTGCTTGATTCCATGTTGAACGTGTACCGCAGTCTGACTGCCATGCCTAGTGCCACTGGCAGCGAGAACGCAACGTCCGACAACGTGGGCGCAGTTATCGTCCGCAATGGCTGGAATCACACCGAAGCAAGGGCGCAGCAATACGAGAATATGTTCAAGTATGCTGAGCGTCAGAGCCTATCTGTAATGCTGAAAATCCTGCGTGACACGGCTGGTTCTAAGCTGATGGCAAGCGACATCAACATCAAACTGCCCCGCCGTCAGTACGATAACCAGCAGAGCAAGGTTCAGATTTTTGCACAGATGATTCAGCAGCCGATTGACCCGCAGTTGGCGTTCACTACGCCCGGTCTGTTCCCTGACCCGCAGGCTGCTTATGAAATGAGCAAGCCGTTCCTGATTGCCGCTGGCAAGCTGGGCGAGGACGGGAAAGCACCGAAGCCGCAGGAGCAGCTTAAACAGAATGCTACCGGCACAAATGCCGGGAACATGGCAGACAAACAGTCTACCGATACCAATAAAGAAACAGAGGGCGAATAACCCTTTGCACATATCCGAACATTCAAAATCCACAAATAGGAAGGATGGATAGAAATGTTAGTTGAAATCGCAAAAATCAACCATGAAGAACGTACCGTTGTTTCCAGCTTAGATATTGCTGAAACATTCGGGAAAGAGCATCGCCGTGTTCTTCAAGACATTCGTGAAATCGGATGCTCCGAAGAATTTCGACTGCACAATTTCGTGCAGTCCTCTTATGAAAATTCGCAAGGAAAGCAACAGCCTATGTTTCTTGTAACAAGGGATGGGTTCGTTCTCCTTGCGATGGGATACACTGGCGAATTGGCAATGCGATTTAAGGAAGCGTACATCAAACAGTTTAACGCAATGGAAAGCGCATTGCGCGGAAAACTGATTGAACGCGAAAAAGGCATTGCTGTTCGGCAAGCTCTTACAAAGGCTTTGCAACAGTCCACCGAAAATGAGCGGATGCACGGTCATGCATATTCCACATATACCAATGTCATTTATAAAGTTTTGTTTGGAATGAACGCCGCACAGCTTCGTGAAAAATATCAAATCAAAGCATCTGATAATTTACGCGATTGCTTTACGCAAGAGGAGCTTCGGGCGATTCAGTCTATGGAATGTTTGGTAAGCGGCCTTGTGGATTGCGGATGGGAATATACCGCAGTTAAAGACTTCATTACCAAGACGAACGCACACAATCTGTTGTGCGCATAATTCAGAATCAATCCGCATTAGCGGGCTGATATATTCCGGCAGGGAAGCCGGGATACAAATTTCGCAGCGTTGCAGGGAAGCAACGGTAAAAAAACGCAGGAGGAAATTAACGATATGAAACTCAATGTGTTGCTTGGTGATGCCTACAAAGAGGGCATGACCGCCGATGAAATCATTTCTGCGCTTGAAAAGGTTGCAGACCCTAACGCAGAGGTCGAGAAGCTGCGTAACGCCGTGACAAAAGCCAATGGCGAAGCTGCCGAGTACAAGAAGCAGCTCAAGGCAAAGCGCACCGATGACGAGAATGCCGCACAGGAACAGGCTGACAAGCTGGCAGAAATGCAGAAGCAGATTGAAGCCCTGACTGCCGACAAGGAAAACCTCGTCAAGGAAAAGACCCTTGCATCTTACCGTGAGAAGTTCGTTGCGCAGGGTTATAACGCTGAACTTGCCAACAAGGCTGCGTCTGCACTGGCTGACGGTGACATGGACAAGGTGTTTAAGTTCCAGTCGGAGTTTATGACTGCCCACGACACCGCATACAAGGCTTCTTTGCTGAAGGATATGCCCACACCTCCGGGTGCGGATGGCAAGGGCAGCTCTGACAGTGAGGGGGTGGCGTTTGCTAAGAGCCTTGCACAGCAGAACGCAAATACTTCTAAGGCATCGAGTGACGCAATGAGTGCTTTCCATTAACAAGGAGGAAAACATGAAGTTTACCCGAAACACGGTCAACGGAATCAACGATACCATCCTTGCTTCCAATGACTACACCGCCATTCCTTTTACCGTGACCGAAACTGCTGCGGTTAAGGCTGGCTATCCAATGACGCTGGCTGGCAAGAAAGCTGTTGCTGCTGGTGAGACTGGTTCTAAGACCATCAACGCTGACGGCATCCTGCTTTATGACGTTGACCCGGCAGAGAACCCCAATGCTTCCCTGCTGATTCGTGGCGTTATCGACACCAAGAAGGCGGCGGCAAGTTCCAGCTTCACCTTTGACACTGACGCAATCAAGGCACTCAAGACTGCCGTCCCTGGCATCTTCTGCCGTGACAACATCAGTGTGAACGCTTAATAGGAGGTAAAACAACATGGCACTGAATCTTAAGGAAGTCTTTGCCCCGGCTGCGATTGCCGCCTATTGGACGAACGACCCCACTAACGCGATGCCCTTTGCATCTGACGCACTGTTCCCCGCTCAGAAAAAGGCTGGTCTTGACCTGAAGTGGATTCGCGGCCACAAGGGTGTTGGCGTTTCTCTGATGCCCAGCGCATTTGACGCAAAAGCTACGTTCCGCACTCGTGAGGGCTTCAAGTTTGATGAGACCGAGATGCCGTTCTTCCGTGAGGGCTGCCATCTGGGCGAGAAAGACCGTCAGGAAATTCTGCGTGTTCTGGACAGCAACGACCCCTATGCCCGTGACATTGTGAAGCGCATTTATGACGACGTAAGCGATCTCGTCACTGGCGCACGCATCGTGCCTGAACGTATGATTTGGCAGTTGCTGGCTCCTGCAAATGGCACTCCCGGCATCACCATCAAGGCAAACGGTGTGAACTACACTTACAATTACGACCCTGATGGAACGTGGAAAAAGAGCAATTACAAGGCACTGACAACTTCCGCAAAGTGGGACACTCCCGCTTCTGCCACTCCTATTGCTGACCTGATTGCTGCGGCCGATGCTGTCAATGATGCAACTGGTGAAGAAGTCACTCGTGTCTTTATGAACAAGGTCACGCTCGCGAAGATGATTGCCACCGATGAGGTAAAGAACCGATTCCTTACCATCAACAATCGAACCACTTCCGTTCTCACCGCGAATGAAGCAAAGGAAGTTGTTCGTCAGGCAACCGGCCTTGAGATTTTCACCTACAACAAAAAGTATCGTCCTGAAGGTGGCGGTGACACCGCAAAGTATCTTCCTGACGGTTATGTTGTTCTGGCTCCTGATGGCAAACTCGGTACGACTTGGTACGGCACTACTTCCGAGGAAGCTGATCTGATGTCCGGTCAGTCTGGTGCATCCGTGTCCATTGTGAACACCGGCGTTGCCATTACCACCGAGTTGACCGTGCATCCCGTCAACACCAACATCTACGTCTCCGAGATCGTCCTGCCGTCCTTTGAGCGCATGGACGCTGTGTATTGCATCAAGACTTACTAAGGCGAAAGGAGGAAAGCAGCATGGGAGACCAGTATTCCGAAGCGGCAGTCAAGCTAGGGCAGTACATCGCTCCTGCACTTGACCGTGAAATCACGGACGAGGACTACCCACTCTTCGACCTGCTGCTTGATTTCGCCAAAGACAAGATATTTGCACAGGGCTACCCTTTCGGCAACAGACCGGACGAGTTACCCTCGCAGTATCAGTCGTTGCAGATACGCATTGCAACGGAACTGTACAACCACATCGGCGCAAACGGACAGACGAGCTACACCAACAACGGCATTACTCGTGTGTGGGAAAGCTCCGATGTGGCGCAGTCCCTGTTGAATGAAGTGGTTCCGAGAGTAGGTGTTATCGGCTGATGTTCAATGGAAGCCCGCTGGATAAACGCCCGCTGTGGTATTCAAACCCGGTTGGCGAGAAAACGCCTGTTGTGGACGAGTGGGGCAACGAAACCGGCGAAACATCGCAGACGTGGAGTGACCCCGCAAAGCTGATGTTGAACGTCAGCCCGCCTACCGGCGCTGCGGAAGCAAGCCCTTTTGGAGCGTTCACGGATTATAGCTACATAGTCAGCACACCAAGAAAGAAACGGAGAAATTGGTTTCTTATTGGACATTCAAAGCTGGCGTCAAGGGACATTTTAGGCTCTTCCAGCAAGCTTAACAATAATTCACTTTGCGAGGGTAGCCATGTCTGGTTCGGCGTAAAACCGGATATGCCTTACAACTACATCGTGGTCAAGGTCGCAGAGCATATCACGGACACGAAGTATGCGCTGAAAGAGGTGGCTGCAAGTGAAAATTAAAGTGAGGTTGAGCGATGCCGGACTTCGTGACGCGGAACGTCAGATACAGGAGTACAAGGCCACCCTGAACAAAAAGGCTAGAGCGTTTGCTTTTCGTCTTTCTTGGCTTGGGCTTGAAGTCGCAAAGGTGCGTTTCGCTAATGCGGAATACGCTGGCTCCAATGACGTGAAATGCCATATCAACCAAAAAGACAAGACTTGCACCATCGTTGCAGAGGGAAAGTCGGTTGCCTTTATCGAGTTCGGTACTGGCGTAACACATCAAGGATGGGGCGCTGCCGGAACGGTCGGCCCGCTCCCTTTGCCTGATAACATTGGCGAACATGGCACATACGGCAAAGAAAACGGCAAGCATAAGCGCTGGTACTACTACGGCGACCCAGGCAATGCCGGTACGCCTGTCAAACAGGTGGATGGCAAAGGCCAGTTGAATTACACCAGCGGCAACGATGCGGCTATGGCTATGTGGGGAGCTGTTGAGGAAATGGCTTCTCAGGTCGAAGCAACGTGGAGGGAGGTCTGGAATAGTTGATTGATTATTTCAATTCTATCTTCACGGCTGTTGCTAAGGAACTGCGAAAGCAAGTCCCCGGCATCTTCGTCACTGGCGAAATCGATGACAGCAACGTTAAGAAGTTTCCGTGTGTGCAGATAGAGGAAAACAGCAATCTTCCTGTGCACATTGATTCTGCCGGTCACAGCAAGTACGCTGCCGTTTCATTGCGCGTGCGGGTCTACTCTAATAAGAACACCGGACGCATTGCAGAAGCACGTTCCATTGTTGGCATCGTGGATTCTATTCTTGAACCGCTCAATTTTTATCGCAAATCGTTTGCCCCGTTGAATGGGCTGTATAACAATTCCGTCTATCGGATTGATTGCAGCTATGGGGCAACAATCGGAGAGGACGGAATGATTTACCGAAACTAAGGAGGTAAACATTCTATGAGTACTGCTATCTCCGGTCTGAACACCACCCTGTATTGTGGCGACAGCGCAACCGCTCTGACGAAGCTGTGCGACATCAAGGATGTGCCCGACCTGATCTCCGACCCGAACCTTCTGGATGCAACCACCCTGTCTGATGGTATGCAGAAGCAGATTTTTGGCATCGTTCAGGCTGACACCAAAGCCTTTACCGCCAACTACAACAAGACCGACTATGCCGCCGTCAAGGCTGCTGGTTATGACGATACCTCTGAGAGCAACGTGGACAAGTACTACGCCCTGAAAATGCAGGACGGTTCCGGCTTCACTTGGCAGGGTATGCACCAGGTTGGTCTGTCCGGCTTTGGCGTGGACGAGGTTGTGGAAATGACCATCAATTGCATCTTCCACTCTACCCCGAAGTTCAGCGAGAGCCTGACCATTAACGGCGGCTAAACCGCAAAAATCGAATCAATCAAACCGGGCAGAGCTGAACAACGGATTTGGTTCTGCCCCTATTTATAAAGGAGAGCATTTATTATGGCCGCTAAGGTTATCAACTTTCATTCCCCCGATGGCAAGAACACTTACGAGCTGACTTTCACCCGCGAGAGCGCCGAAGCCACTGAACGCAACGGCTTCCAGATTTACGAGTTTTCCAACGGCATCAACCCCATCAAGAACACTTCCGCTCTGTTCTATGGCGCGTTCATTGCCCGCAACAAGGGCATCAAGCGCAAGCTGGTCGATGATATGCTTGCGCACATCGAGGACAAGGAAGGTCTGATGGCTGCTCTGATGGAGATGTACGCTGATTCTATCAAGGCTCTGGTTGCCACCGATGAAGAGGACAAGACCGCAAAAAACGCAACGTGGGAGATTGTGTAACCTCACAGTCTCAAAAACCGGACAGCAATACAGAGCCATTCTCTGTATCTAAGCTGTTCCATGATGTAGAAGCCTATTACATTTCCATTGGCATGACATACGACCAGTTCTGGCGTGATGATGTCTGGCTGGCAAAGGTCTACCGGGACGCGGAAGAACTACGCGCCCGCAGAGCCAATGTTGAAGCGTGGAGAAATGGTTTCTACACGGCATCTGCGCTTTCCTCTACGGTTGGCAATATGTTCCGCAAGAAAGGGTCTAGCCCCATCAAATACATGGATAGACCGATTCCTCTTACTCAAAAGGAGAAAGACGAGTATGAATACCAACGCGCAGTTGAGGCGCAGGAGCGAATCAAGAGAATGATGTTCTCTATGATGGAAAGTGATGGTGGTAGTGATGGCTGATGTTGATATTACGAGCTTATCCGTAGAGATTTCTGCGGAATCGCAGGGCGCAGAGCTTAATATCGACAAGCTCGCTACCGCCATTTCTAATTTGCGGACGAAGGGCAGTGTTGGCAAGGTATGTACAAGCCTTGATAAGCTGTCTAGTTCCATTTCCGCACTGAAACAAGCGTCTGCTGGAATTTCCGGTCTGGATAAGGTCACAAACTTCCTGAATGGTATCTCTTCTGTCAACACGACCGCTGGCGTGAGGGGTGTTAACTCCGTTGTAAATGCCATCAAGAAGATTCCAAACGCGGCATCTGCTCTGAACGGCGTGGACTTCTATTCCATGTCCGGTAGCATCACGCAGTTGACGAATGCTCTTGCGCCCCTGTCCATTTTGGACATTTCCGGCTTGAAATCGCTTGGCAGCGCGTTCAAGGCGATTGGTACTGTGCCAGACCTGACCGACAAGCTAAAAGCGGCAGACCTTGATTCTTTCTCGGATTCTTGCCGGAAAATATCCGCTGCTCTTACTCCCCTTGCGTCTCAGCTTGAAAAGGTTGGCAACGCCTTTGCAAAACTGCCGCCACAGTTGAGCAAGGTGGTCACACAGGCAAACCGTGTGACTGCTGCCAACGAACGGCAGAAAAAAAGCTACATGAGCCTGTCCAACCAGTTGAATGGGTTCATGCGGTCTGCGGCAAAGCTGGTCTCGCTGAAAGCAATTGCCACCTATCTTGGCAATGCAGCGGAGAAGTTCAATAGCTACTATGAAGCTGCAAACCTGTTTGGCGTGTCCATGAAAGGACTGACCGGCGAAGCAAGCACGTTCATCAACAAGATGGAGACCCTGCTTGGCATCGACCCCACAGAAGCCATGAACAACATGGCAACGATTCAAGGTCTGACCACCTCATTTGGTATGGCAAGCGACAAGGCGTATGTGCTGTCAAAGAACCTGACCCAGCTTGGCTACGACCTTGCTTCTTTGAAGAATATTCCTGTTGCGGATGCATTCACAAAAATTCAGGCGGCTATCTCCGGCGAGCTGGAACCCATTCGCCGTCTGGGTGTTGATTTGTCGCAGGCACGGTTGCAGCAAGAATTGCTCAATCTTGGCTATTCGCAGAGCGTTTCTACCCTGTCTCAGGCTGATAAGGCTGTTCTGCGGTACATTGCCATCATGAAGCAGACCACCGATGCGCAGGGCGATTTTGCCCGAACCATCAGCAGCCCCGCCAACCAGATAAAGATTCTGAAAGCGCAGCTGAACAGCTTGGCGCGTTCTGTCGGTTCTCTGCTTTACCCTGCCCTGAAATCTATCCTCCCGCCGCTGATCGCAGCCGTTGAGCTTATCAAAGAGATTGTGACCGGCATTGCAACGCTAATGGGCGTCAAGGTGGAGTTCCCCGATTTTAGCAGTGCAAGCGATTCTGTAAGCGGTGTGACGGACGCAATGGACGACACCACCAAAGCGACCGGCAAAGCTGCAAAGGCGTTCAAGAACTACATCATGGGCTTTGATGAATTGAACGTTATCCAGAAGGACAACGGTTCTTCTGGCAGTTCCGGTTCTGGTGCTGGTGCTGCTGGCAACCTCTTAGGCGATGTAGACTTGTCCGGCTACGATATGTTCAAGCAGTACAATGAGGAGTTTGCAAAGCAGATTGATTCCGTTAAGCAAAAAATCAAAGATATGCTACCGGTTATCGGCGCTGTTACTGCCGCTCTTGCACTGTGGAAACTTACAACCTTCATTGCAGACATTGTGGATGCAATCAAGAAAATTGGTATCCTAAAGGGCTTGGTTGCCGGTGGCATTTTGATAGGCATTGGATTTTATCTGATGTTTGATGGCATTAAAAAGGCCATTGAAGATAAGCTGAACGCCATAAACTTTACCGAAATTATTGTAGGCGCTATCACATTTGTTGGTGGCGCTGCACTGCTTGGCGCAAAAATTGCGGAGTTCATAACAACTTCTTTTGCGGACAGCGCTGTTGCAAAAGCAATTACCGCTGCTGGCGGCAAAATGGGCGGTGCTTTGGTAGGAGCGGTCGTTGCAGGTGTAATAGCTGGCGTTGCGATGTTCGTGACTGGCGTGTACGATGCTTTAACAAATGGCTTGAATATTCTTAACGGCTTGCTGATTCCTGCCGGTTCCACAATGGCTGGCGCTGCTGTTGGCGCAATCATTGGCTCTCTTGGAGGGCCTATCGGAGCGGGAATCGGCGCGATCATAGGTTTGATTGTTGGTGGCTTGACCGATGCTGGGATTGCGATTTACCAAAATTGGGACAAAATCACGGCAGCTCTCGATAAAGCCAGCGCAGACTTGAAACAATGGTTTGTCGGTGTTGGAGAATGGTGGGACAAAAAGTGGAAGGGCTTTAAGACAAACTGGGACAAGGCTTGGGAAAGCCTTACGGATACGTTAAAAGCACTCCCAAAGAAATTCCTAGACTACGGCAAGAACATCGTTCAGGGCTTGATTGATGGCATCAACAAGGGCATCGAAAGTGCTAAAAAGTCTGTCAGCGGTCTTGCAAAAGCTATTCTGGACAAGTTTGCAACAGACACCGGCATCCACTCTCCTTCCAAAGTCTTTAAGGGCTACGGTGGCTACATCGTAGAAGGCCTCGCCAACGGTATCTCCGCTGCCAAAGACCTTGCTGAAAATGCGATGCAGGGGCTTTCCGATGCTGTGATTGCACTTGGCCAGCAGTTGACGCAAGAAAACTATGGCATGGGCGATGCGAACATTGCCATGACCGCAGACGGCGACGAGGGCAATCTCGAAAAGACCGCCATGAGCTTGCGCAATGTTTTGTCGAATGTTGGTGGCAGTCTGTCTGACTGGCTCAAGAAAATTAAGTCTTCGTTTACGGATTTCTCGGACGGCATCAACGCCGTGTCGGATGTCGGCAAGAAAATTTCGCAGGGGTTCACTGATTCTATTAGCGCCTTGTCCAACACCTCAAAGTCTATCGTTGAAACCAAAAAGGCCTTTAAGTCCGTTTTCTCTGACATGAAAACGTATGTCAAGAGTAGCATTGCTGAAGTCGAAAACGAATACCATTACAACGGCGCTCTTAGCGCTGCTGGGCTTGCCATTCAAAAGGCATTCGAAGGAGCTTATCTCGCTCTCGACAAAGTATCGACTGCCGTTAAAAGCCTTTCCAGCACTATTGATAGCATCAAAAATGTTATCAAGACATTCAATGATTTGAAAATCAAAGTTGGCGAGATTATCGACCAGGTTCCGGTTCTGAAAGATGCTTACAACGGCTTGAAGACGTTTTTCTCCAATTTGTTTGGCACGGATTCCGGCATTGTGAAAATCGTTTCAGACGGATGGGATTTGATTAAGACCAAAGCCGGTGAAGCCCTTACGTTCATCTCCGGAAAAATCGGAGCGCTTGGCATTGGAGGTGCTTCCGTTTCTTCCGGTGGACTGGCTAGTACGCTCGGTGCAATCGGAAGCACAGCTCTTCCGGCTGGCGCTGGCGTTCTTGGTGTTGGATCCGCTCTTGGCCTTGGCATTACCGGCCATGTTCAGTGGATAAAGGACTTGAAGAATACCTGGACTGATTCCAGCAAGAGTTTCGGAGAAAAGGTTTTCAACACAGTCAATGATACTCTGACAGACATTTTCAACCCATTTGGCGCAGTTATCAAAATTGCCAAAAACAAGTTCGGTTTCGCTGACGGCGGTTTTCCTGATGATGGACAGCTGTTTTTGGCCAGAGAGTCTGGCCCGGAATTTGTTGGTAGCATGGGTGGCCACACCGCAGTTGCCAACAACGATCAGATTGTTGAGGGCATCCGTGAAGGTGTTGAGTCGGCTATGTCCAAACAGAATGAGCTTTTTCGTCAGCAGAACGAGCTATTGAAGGCTCTGCTTGAAAAAGAGTCTACTTCCGAAATTTCCGTTTCCAGCATATCTCAGGCGATCAGCCGGGTAAACCAGAGAAACGGCAAAACTATCATTCCCATTGGCACTTAAAGGAGGGGCATTTATGGACTACGACCAGTACAATCCGATTCGGAGCGTGGATGGGCAGTATCTTAAATGCCCCTCTTCTTATCAGTGGAAGTTGCAGGATATTTCCGCATCTGATGCTGGCCGAACGGAAGCAAACGTCATGGACAAGAAACGGCTTGGCCAGTGCGTCAAGCTGGAACTGGAATGGAAGTACACCACCATTCAAGAAGCCGCTGTTATCCTGAAAGCGTTTAACCCGGAGTATATCAATGTTACCTACCTTGACGCGATGGCTGGCGAGTGGAAAACCAGCGAGTTTTACGTTGGCGATCGCTCCGTGCCGATGTACAATTCGCGGATGCGCCGTTGGGAAGGGATATCTTTTAACATTATCGAAAGGGCTGCACACTGATGGTCAATGTATCGCAAGATATCATAAAATCCTTCAACGAGGGCAATCAACAGACTGCTCTTATTGAGGTTACTGCTAGCGGTAAGACGTTCACCATCACCGATGCGGATATCATTCAGGGTGGACTGAAGATTGACCGGTACTGCGTAACCAACAGCAAAATCGAGGTCGGCTCTGCGGTTGCGTCTGAACTGTCCTTGAAACTGCGGAACTACGATGGCAAGTTCAACGATGTTTCCTTTGAGGGCGCTGTCCTGAACGTCAAAATCGGCATCAAGCTTGCCAGTGTTCTTGATGGAGCAACGCTCGGCAAGGGCGTTCTTGGGCGTATGATTCTTGGCTCTGCGTCCTCCGATCAAGATATTGCATACGTTCCCTGCGGTCTGTTCATTGTGGACACACCACCCCGCAAGCTGAGCACAATAAACATCTCCGCACTGGATTACATGGTCTTGTTCGACCGTGAAGCGAACGCTTCTGCTCTCTCCTTCCCTATCCATGTTGACGCACTTATCCGGAAAATTTGCTCTATCTGCAATGTCACGCTTGCAACAGATGTTTCGGTGCTCCCGAACCACTATTTCAGCATCGGCGGTCTGCCGGACACAAACCAGAAGCTGACCTACCGCCAGCTTTTGCAATGGTGTGCACAACTTACCGGCACTTGCGCATTCATGGATGGTAGCGGACGGCTTGTGCTGAAATGGTATGAGCAGACAGGCGTGACCATCACCGCAAGTGAGCGCTATTCCAGTGATATGCTGGAGAACGATATCACTATAACCGGCTTCACTTGTGACGATGGCAAGGGAAACGTCTACCTGTCCGGCACGGCAGATTACACGTTAGACCTTAGCGACTGCGGATTCCTGACCAACGCTTACGAGGGCGTTTTGAAGGAGTTGCAAGCTGCACGCGGTGGGTTTGCCTACCGCCCATACAGCGCTACTATCAAATCTGCACCGTATTTGTTCCCGTTGGACATGATACGCTACAAGGACAAAGACGGCGTTGTACATGATACCATTGTCACCAACGTTACGCTTGCTTTGAATTGCAACACAGCGATTTCCGGCGCTGGCGAAACGGTCACAAGTTCTTCCTACGCGCAGTCTACAAGCGGCGTTACAAGCCAACAGGCTGCAACGAACAGGGCAAACCTCGAAAAGATAAATCAGAACGTTACGCAGACGAATCAGACCAAGAACGACTTAACACAGTTCAAGACGCAGTATTCTTCTGATTTCGAAAAGACGCAAGCTGCCATTGAATCCCGCGTCACGAAGGAAACGTACCAGACTGATATGAACGGTGTTTCTACTCGTATCGGCGCAGCGGAAGCAAAGATTTCTCAGAATGCAGATGCTATTACTCTTAGGGCAACAAAAGAAGAGCTTGCGACTGCAAAGTCTGATGCGATATCTACTGCTGCAACTGATGCGTCTACAAAAGCGAACGGCGCTCAGAGCAATGCAAAGGCATACACAGACGCACAGTTAAAGATAACAAGCGAAAGCATTACATCTACTGTATCTAAGACGTATGCAACGCAAGAATCTCTGAATAACACAAACAGTAATGTTTCGGCTGCTCAGAGCGCTGCGGATAATGCGCTGTCTGGTGTAAACTCTCTTGGAGAACGCGTAAGCGGTGCTGAAACCAAAATCAGTCAGAATGCAGATGCTATTACTCTTAGGGCAACGAAGGACGAAGCAGCTAGTTATGCCGCTTCAGCAGAGCAAAACGCAAAGAACGAACTTTACAGCATGATGACGTTTACCGCCGATAACGGTTTGGTCATTACAAGAAGCGGTTGGCCCGGCAAGGTTCAAATCACCGGTCAAAACGTACAAGTCATTCGCGGAAACAATAAAGTTGTTATAAACGACAATGGTATAAGCATAACAGATGGATACGGAAGCTGCGTCATCAATTCCGGAAAGATTACGTTCTCCGGCATTCGCCAGGACAAAATTTGGGAGAACGGCGACCCTAGCAGCGGTATTGGCGATGGCGCTGTGATCTGCAACGATGGCCGATTGCGCCCGTATTCCGCTATTGTGATTGGGTTCGGTGAATACTACACCGGTTTGCTGGATAGTAGCGGAGTGAGCGGAAGCGACTTGCAATATACCGTTTTCCCAATCAATGGCATTTGGTCGGTAGCAAGCCGTGTGTGGGATTATCAGAGAGTCCGAAGAGTATATGTTTCGTACAGCGGAATCACATTTGGACAAAGCGGTTTTTACAAAGAAAACGCTTTTTCAACCGGCGTGAAATTTGAGAAACACGACACCTGCTGTGTCCCATGTGCTGTTTACGGATTGATGTAAGGAGACTTTTCGATGTACATGATTACCTATAAAGATGACGGAACCATTATGAGCGTCGGAAGCGTTGACCCGGCATACAACGCAACGCCAGCCCCGCCAGGTGTTTTGTATATGGAGAGCATTCCGGATGGACGTCCTTTCCTACGAACCTATAAAGTCCAAAACGGACAGCTGGTTTATTCACCTACTACTGAAGAACAGGAGGAATCTTGACTATGGGCTATCAAAAGCAGAACTTTGCAAACGGCGAAGTGCTTTCCGCTTCACAGCTGAACCACATTGAACAGGGCATTGTAAATTTGGAAAGCAGTTCAAGCACTTCGTTTGCTGACAAAGCAGATAAATCAGAAGTGCAAGCGAACACGAAAAGCATTTCTGCTGAAACTGCCCGCGCACAAGCCGCCGAAAGCGCTCTATCCACTAAAATCACGGAGGAAGCTACCCGCGCAAAGGCGGCAGAGCAGGAAAACGCGAAGAAGATTGCCGCTGAAGCATCCCGCGCCAAAGGCGAGGAGCAGCGCTTGAACACCGCCATTACCGCCGAAACCACCCGTGCGGAACGGGCAGAACAGGCGCTGGATACGCGCACCGCAGCCCTCGAATCCTGCGGCTTTGTCGTTGCAGACGGCAAAGTCTGCATGAAATATGTTAAATCCTGAAAGGAGTAACACATGGCTGAAACTATGGTAACAGAACCTATCTATCTGGACGAAACTGCAAAAGCCAACGGCGGCAAGCTGGATCTGCTCAACGCCACCCTGCTGGGTATGTCTGCCTCGCTGGGTGTGCTGGCAAAGGGCCAGACCGGCATTTTTGAGGAGATGGATTATAACGCCATCAAGGCCGTTGTGAACGCTGGCAGCGCCCCGATCACCTTCCCCACCGGCACCCAGCTGGTGAACACCTACACGGACAAGGACGGCAAAGCCTACGACTGCCCGTGGGACGTGGTGCAGCCGGACGATACCGCAGAGGGTGAGACCGGCACCACCGCACCCGCAATGGTGCTGCAGATGCACTATGCATCTCTGGAGGATATGCAGTTTTCTGCATATCAGGCATTCTATGTGGTGCCTGACGGCGGCCTTGTGGCGGGCACCTATAACGTCAAGATGGGCCTTGACTTGGGCACCAACGTCAAGAATGGCACTGTCTATCAGTTCACCCTGACCAAGGCGGCCCCGGCGGGTGCCCGTCTGACCGGCTTCTACAACGCCCCGGACACCGCACCTACCAGCTGGAAGATGTACGTCTACAAAGATCGGAACAAGTCTGAACTTCTGGAGACCTGCAACGTCTCTGCTGGCAGCGCGGGCACCAACCTCGGCACGTTCCTTGCAAAGGAAAACGGCGACCTGAACGGCCTGCATCCTGTGGGCTATGGCGACAACCGGTGGTGGAAATCCGCGTACCGGCAGTACCTGAACAGTGACGCGGCGGCAGGCGCATGGTGGCAGCCGCAGGATAAGTGGGACATGAAACCCGATCAGGCCGACACCCTGCCCGGTTTCCTGTCCGGCTTCTCTGATGACTTCAAAAATGCCCTGTCCCGCGTGAAAGTCGTAACCTACGGCAACAACGTCACCGATGACGGCAGCGCCGTTGTGACCTATGACAAAATTTTCCTGCCCTCCCTGCAGGAGATCTATTGCAGTCCGCAGGTGTCCGGTGAGGGCAGCTATTGGCCCTACTGGAAGGAGCGCACCGGCGCAAAGACCCCGCAGGCCCTGTGGCAGACCTATCCCCTGCGCATTACCCGTGATCTGGCACAGCGTACTGTGGGCCGCAGTGTGCGGCTGCGCTCTGCGAATCGTGGCAACGGCAGCAGCGCTTTCTACGTCAGCAGGTCCGGCAATGTGAACGGCTGGTACGCGTTCGGCGCGCTCCGCAGCGCCCCGGCTTGCAAAATTACTACGTTAGGTTAAGGAGGATACTATGGAGATTATTCACAACACCGGAAGTATCAAGACCCGGCAGGAAGAAGAAAATCGCGCGGCAGACCTTGCCAACGCCGTTGCAAAGGTAGAATTCCTCTGCCTTTTGGAGGGCGTACCGGTAGAGGAAACCACCGCAGAACAGGAGGACGCATACCATGACTGAGCACAGCAACGGCTACTTTTTGGCAAAGAAAAACTACGACAGCGGGATGTGGAGCAAAGCCATGCTGCAAATGCTGGTAGCCCGCGACCGCCTGACCGCAGAAGAGTATGAAGAAATCACCGGCAAAAAGTATTAAGGAGCAGAGTATGAGACCTATCATGGACGTTTCCCGCTGGCAAGGCAGCATCGACTGGGACAATGTCAAGGCAAGTGGCCTTGTCTCCGGCGTGATGCTGCGTGCACTGGGCAACAGCGCCAAAGACGCGCCCAGCAAGCCCTACATTGACCCCACCTTTGAGCGCAACTATGCCGCGTGCAAGCGGCTGGGCATTCCCTGTGGCGTGTACTACTACTGCAAGGCGGTCAACACGGCAGAGGCTGACGCAGAACTTGCCCTGCTGCGCAAGGTGCTGACCGGCAAAACGGTGCAGCTGCCCGTTGCGGTGGACATTGAGGACAAGTATGTGCAAGCACCGCTCGACAAGCAGACCCTGACCGACATTGCCGCCCATGCGCTGGGCACGGTGGAGCGCTGGGGCTTCTACGCCATGCTGTACACCGGGCTGTACTTTGGCCGCGATAACATGTACATGACCGGCGCTGCGCTGAAGCCTTACGACGTGTGGCTTGCAGCCTACCGCAGCAAAAAGCCCGCTCCGGAATGGAACTTCGGGCTTTGGCAGTACACCAGAAAGGGCAAGATTCCCGGCGTGTCCAGTGATGTGGATTTGTCGGTGCCTTACAAGGACTATGCCAAAATCATCGCGAAAAAGGGGCTGGACCGGCTCCGGGAGGGGTAAGCCGAATGGAGAGTATCGCAGCCGCCCTCATTACCGGTGCAATCACGCTGATCGGCGTTCTGATTGCCAACAGCAAAAGCCAAGCCGTGACCGAAACCAAGCTGGAAGAACTGACCAGGGAAGTCCGGGCACACAACAATTTCGCCCAGCGCATCCCCGTGCTGGAAGAGAAGATGAAGGTCGCCGATCACCGAATTGCCGACCTCGAAGAAAAGGAAAGGAACTAATACCATGACCAACAAGATTTCCGCCGGAACCGTCGCCCGCACCGCCGTCCTCGCGCTGGCACTCACCAATCAGATTCTGAGCGCAACTGGCCACTCCCCGCTCCCCATCGAGTCGGAGCAGCTGGAGCAGATCATCACCACCGGCATCACCGTCGTCGCTTCCCTCGTGGCGTGGTGGGAGAACAACTCTTTCACGTCTGCCGCCATCCACGCCGATCACGTCCTCAATCAGATGCAGGGCAAGGAATAAGGAGACCGCTATGAGCAGCACTACATACCACCATATCGGTGACGTCACCGGTATGTACGCCACACAAGAGCAATTTCGGCACGTCACGAAAATGGTCTGTGGACGTTTTCGTGACCTCACGAAAACATACCATCTCGGCAACGCCAACGAAATGGTGACGTTTTGTCACCGGTTTGCCGTCATTGGCAATATGGTGCGCAACGCCGGACAGCTGCCGCAGCCCTTCTGGCTCGGTGCTGCCTGTGGCGGCGGCTCGCATAGTCTTTCCGCCAGCGTTGCAAGGACTTAATGCAGAACAGATAAAAGCTGTGATAAAACGTGCGCCGCTTGGGAGGTATGACCGGAAAATCGCCCGGTTGCGGTACGTTGACCAGCTATGTCAAGTTGATATTGCAGCGCGTGTGCCGTATTGTCGGACATCAATCGGCAATAGGCTGAAAATTATTGATAAAATGCTGGATGTGTGATATACTATATATGCGAGACCGCACTGGTGTACACCCAGTGACGGTATAGTGTACAGGAAGCCAGCGGAAGAACGTTTACCCGCTGGCTTTTCTTTTTGCACGAATTATGGTATAATTATCTCAACAAATCCTCCCGGCCTCTCGAAGAAGCGCATTATGGTGGATATTTGAAAGGCTACGGCCTTTGTAGAGAGCGGCATTGCCTGTGGACGGTTCCGCTCTTGATTTTAGACTTTGCCGTTTTGGCGGCATAAAATCCCCTGCTTTGCCGAAGCCCTGCGTTCCACGCGGGGTACTTTGTAGGCAAAGTGGGGGATTTTTTTTGCAAATAAACCGGCAAAACTTTCTATTTTGGCATCATTTTATATAAGTATATTTATATCTTTAAGTGCTCATGCGGATTTTTCCGTGTGTGCGCTTTTTCTTTTTGTCCTTCGTTTGACGTTCGTTGTCCTTCGCTTTTTGCCGGTGCGGTATACTGGGAGCAATAGGAGGGATGAACCATGAGCTATTACCAAACACCCGGAGCACCCTATGTTCCGCAACAGCCTGTCAACCCTTACGGCGGTATGGGCACGGTAGGGCTTTCCACTCCCCTGCCAAACACGCAAGTACAGCAGATGCAGCAGCAGCGTCCGCAGCCGATGAATGGGCAACAGCCTGTTCAGCAGTCGGCACAGGATGGCGGCTGGCTGCTTGGCAGGCCTGTTTCCAGCAGGGAGGAATTTCTGGCAATACCGTCAGACCTGTACGGAAGACCGACTTACTGCCCAGACTTGCGCAGCGGCGTGATCTACTGCAAGCGGCTGAACCCGGACACCTGCGAATCCTATGTGCAGGAGTTCTACAGCCCGGAAGCGTGGCGGCAGATACAGGCGCAACAGGCACAGCAGACCGCTGCACCGACACAGCAGTATGTGCCTATTGAAGAGTATAACGCCCTCGTCCACCGTCTGGATGAACTGGAAAAGTGGCAGAAGAGCTTTTCTAAGCCCGCTACCGCTACGAAGAAAGGAGAATAACAATGTCCTCTCCGTTTGATCTGATTACTCACAGCCCTATCATGCAGCTTGCAAATCTGGCTCGCGCCGGACAAAACCCGATGGGGCTTATCCAGCAGTTAAGCGGGCAGAATGCTCCTATCATGCAGGGGCTGAACCTGATTCAGGGCAAGAACGAAGCGCAGCTCCGAACGATGGCGCAGAACCTCGCCAAAGAGCGTGGCATCGACCTGAACCAGCTGGCAAGCGTCCTGAATTTGACGCTTCCGAAGTGAGGAGGCTTCACAATGGATGATTTTGAGAACAGCCATTGCGAAAAAGATTTTGACATCAACAATCTGTGTGGCAATGACAAAATATGGGTTCCTTTAATGCTTGGCTTCATTTTCGGTACTGCCAGCAAAAATTGGGATGACCAAAAAGACCAAAAAGACAACCCTCCAAGCTGACTTAACAATCCTAAAATAAGCATCCCTCTAAGCGAAACGCTTCTCAGTTTTGCGGACTTGACAAAAACCGCTTTTGTTTGGCTTCGCCCATCGCATACGGCGGTGGGATAGCATAACGCAAAACTGAAAGGAGTTTTTATGGACGATTTTGCAACTGGCTATCTGGCTGGGCAGGACGGCGGTAACAACAGCAGCGGATTCTTCGGCAATGAAGGTCTGTGGGCGGTTATCATCCTCGCCATCATCTTCGGCTGGGGCAACTACGGCAACGGACGCAACGGCAGCGACAGCGGTATGGCGAGCTACATCCCGTATCTTGTAGGCACCGGAGCAAGCGGTCAGGGCGGCGCAGACACTCGTGCAGCTCTGTCTGAGGGCTTCTACCAGCAGGATACCTCCCGTTCTCTGACGGGCATCCAGAGCGGTATTTGCTCTCTGGGCTATGACCAGCTGGCGCAGATGAACGGCGTCAACACCAACATCGCGAACGGCTTTGCGGGCGTAAACAGCGCCATCTGTCAGCTTGGCTACCAGAACGCACAGCTCGTGAACGGGCTGGAGCGCAGCGTGTCCAACGGCGACAACGCCATCAGCCTTGCCATCATGCAGGAGGGCAACGCACGACAGGCTGGTCAGACCGCACTTGCCACGCAGCTGGCATCTTGCTGCTGCGAGAACAAGCAGCTGATCGGCGACTTGAAGTATACCATCGCAACGGAAGACTGCGCCACCCGTCAGGCTATCGCAGACAACGCCCGCGCTATTGTGGACAACTGCAACGCAAACTTCCGCAGCATGATGGACTATTTCACGCAGGATAAGATTGCAACTCTGACCGCTGAGAACCAGAGCCTGAAGTTCGCGGCTTCTCAGGATCGGCAGAATGCGCTTCTGACCACTGCGATGAACGCCCAGACCGATACCATTCTGAACCGGGTCAATCCTCGTCCGATTCCCGCTTATCAGGTGGCAAACCCCAACGTGGGCGTGAACTGCTGCGGCTGCTGCTAACCAACACACTCCCCGATAACACCGGGTGAACCATCGGGGCAGGGGTAAAACACCTCTGCCCCTGATTTTTTAGGAGGAAAACATTATGGCTTGCAAAACAAGCTGCAAACTCTGCCCGCATCTGGTCTTGAGCCAGTCGGTGACTTTCGCCAATGATACGCTGACCATCAACATCCCTGCTGGCGCATACCAGAACGGAGAGAAGTATTGCATCGTGGTTGCCCAGAGCATCCCGGACACGACCACCATCAACGCCCCTGTGGTCATCACCATCGGCGCAGGCACTACCGCATACCCTCTGACCGACTGCAACTGCGCTCAGGCAACCGCTGAGAGCATCCACACTCGCACCCGCTATGCTACTCGTGTGGCAACATCTGCGACCGGCACCGGCGCGTTCAAGTATCTTGGCTGCTTCTGCCGTTCCCACGCTGGTGCGCCTGCGTCCATTTCTTGAGGAGGTGTAGATTATGGGCAAGACTAATTTTCGCCGCATGATGATGCTCCGTGAGCACGACAAAAACCGTGAGCCGGAACGTGACCGCCTCGAAGAAGAGCGTGACCGCAGGGAGCGTGAGATGGAACGCCGTCTGCGCAAGCTGGAAGGTGGCAACGACCGCTATCCCTATTATCCGCAGGAGGAAAACCGTTACATCGACCCATACACTATCCCCCGCTACCCTGACGTTGAGTATGGAAGCAAGATGCCGCAAATCGGCTTCTCGCAGAACGGGGACTGGGACAAACGGGCTGGGCAGTATGAACGTGGCGGCGCAGACAGCCGCTCCATCAAGATGCCACGCCAGCACCTTACCCACGATGAAGCAGAGGAATGGTGCGACAGCATGGTGAACGCTGACGGCACGAAAGGCTGTCACTGGACGCTGGAACAGACACAGGACGTTGCGAAACAGCGCAATATCACCTGCGACCCGAACGATTTCTGGGCTGTTATGAACATGATGTACTCGGATTATTGTCAGGTCGCAAAGCGTCAGTCCGTTGACACTCCGGGCTTCTACGCTGACATGGCAAAAGCGTTCCTTGAGGACGCAGACGCCGCAGACGGCAAGGCGTATCTCTACTGGGATTGCATTGCTGATAAGTAAAACAAAACCCCTGTGCGGTCGTTGCGGCTACACAGGGGTTTATTTTTATTTCCAAAGTGTTGATTTTGACCTCATGTCAAACAAATCTTGCGGAGTGATTACAAGGCTCTTGTCGAGTTCTACCACACTGACAATGGAAAACTTGCCGGGAACTTCTCGCTCAATTCTTGCTTTTGCTTCCTCTTTGCTGTTCGCAAACAAGACGAACGGTGCTTGGAAGTGCCTGCACTTTTCGTAATCATCGTACTGGATTTTGACCCAATAAAAATTTTCCATATATCGCTCCTTTGCCATCTCAATATTTTACAGGCGGTTCAGGTAACGGCATCCAGTATGTAATATTGTGAGGTTTTCCGTTTTTATCTCGCCATTCACCAAAGTCTTGCTCATATCCAACAATGTCAACATCAAATTCGTCTGGGCTAAATCCAATAACATACGGATTGTATTCGTCTGGCATCTCGTTTTTCACGTTTATCCACTGCCCAATTTTAGGGGCGTTTGAAATGTCATACGAACAGTATCCAATACATTGAGCTACCCCTAACTCATCCACGAGGTTCCTGTTTCCAATCTTCGTGACGCAAACATCGTGAACCCTCTGCCACCCACTCTTGTAATCGGAATATTCGACTTGTGAAATTACGATATTTTCTGGGTTCAATTCTTTTCTCCCACAGGTTAAGTTCCATTCATTTGCAATTCTCTGCTTCATTACGTATTCATTGGCAAACACTCTTGTTTCCTTTAGAGCGTTTTTCAAAGAACCACGATGAGGTCTATAAGCAATCATAGATCAACCCTCCAAGAAATCCTCCAACTCAATCTTTCCCTCTGCCGCCGCAACCGCCAGAGCGTACACGAACTGCCCAATCGTCATTCCGTGCCGCCGCGCTTCACGGTTGATGTACTTGCGCTCTTCCTCGCTCATAAGGATGGTAATGCGCTTGGAACGCTTACCATCGCCGCTTGCAACGCCCTGATGCGATTCCGGCATCGGGATTTTTTTCTTTGTCAAGCCAGCTTCGGCTAATGCACCGGGAACATCACCTTGTTCGATAAGACGTTGAATTTCCTTCGCCTGTTTCAGTTTCTTCGGCTTACTTTCGCTTGCTACGGCTTGCTTCGGCTTAATATCGCCTAATATCGCTTCATTGGGCTGTGCATGGCTGTCTGTGGCTTCACTGGACTTAATCTGTGCTTGTTTGGCTTCGTTCGGCTTTGCTTGGCTTACTTCTTCTTCCTTTGGCTCACTTCGGCTTAACGCCGGTTCCAAAAAAATAGGTTGAAAATCAAACCCGCCAAGCAAACCTGTGGATTTTTTGCTGGTTGATTTCATTCCTCTTCGTCCTCCATCTTTGCTCCGCAACAAGCGCAAAATCTTGTCTCACGGTACATTTTCGGATAACGTGCAATTTTATAATGGCAGTTTGAGCATTCGAGCCAATTCCAATGCTCTCCATCCTCGTCCACTCGATGATGAACTTCCCACTTTGCCGCTTCTTTCGGCTGAATTTCATCCATCAATTTTACATGGCGAATCACATTTTCTAAAACATCGCATACATTTGCTGTTTCACTACGAAATCTTGCTTGGTCAGCTTGGTTCTGCAAATAGTAATTTACGAGTTCATCGGAATCAATCAGTCTCATTTATTGTCCTCCCCTACAATTCTCTTTGCCAGTTCTTTGAAGTCCTCTGCGCTGGTACTCTTTGCCGTGTCGCCGCTAAACAGGCTATGACGCTCTGCCTGCGCCTTACGAACGCCCATAGACGGTCTAATCTTCACGTCTAGCAGGGTTGTGCCCATGCTTTGCGCAATCACAGGAAGCTGCTCCACAACCTCTTTGGACAGGTTTTCACGGCTCTTGTACTGGTTTAGAAGCAGACCTTCAATCTTCAATGTCGGATTGAAGTATCTGCGAACATCGCCGATGGTCTGTGAAAGCTGGCTCAAACCAGCCAGTGCATATCGGTCTGCTGTGATGGGCACGATGATGCTGTTTGCGGCGATCAGCGCGTTTACAAGCGCAAGACCAAGCTGCGGGGGAGTGTCCAGCACAATATAATCGTACTGCCCGGACACGCTTTCAAGGGCTTCTCGCAGCCGGAAGTTCTTGCCCATGTCCCGGACAAGCTGCTCGTCAATGTCCTTCAATGCGTTGTCGGACGGCAGAATGTCACCAGCTTCACAGTGCTGGATTCCTTCTTCGACCGTGCCCTGCCTGGTCATCACGTCAAACAGAGTGCATACGTCCTCTGTCTGTGCGCCGTAGGTGTCCGTTGCGTTGCACTGGGCATCGCAGTCCACAAGCAGGACTTTCTTACCAAGCAACTGCAACGCACCAGCCAGACAGGTGCTTGTGGTGGTCTTTCCTGTGCCGCCCTTCTGATTAGCGACAGCTATGATTTTTGCCATTTTATCACTCTTTCTTTATTGCACATCCCATTCTTCAAAATAGGGTTTCGTGCTTGCTTGATATGCGTCTTTCATCATTTCAGAAATATATGCTTTTGCTTTTTCTTCGGAAGAAAATACACCCTCTATAGATAAATCGTCCATACATCCCGCAAGAACCACATAAACCTTGTTCATCGTTTTCTCCTTTCTGCATCATCTGCTCATTCTGCTTAATGCTCTAAATCTGACTACTCTTGCAACGCTTCAATGGAATAGAACGCTGGCATATACCTGTCTACGATACCTGCCTTGTCCACGCTTCTAATCAGATAACCAACAGGTCTGTCCGGGAACGGAGACCTATCCAAAGACAAAATGTCCTTATACGCCGCCTTTACCGTGTCATAGACTGCTTCTCTGCGTCTCGGAAGCTTGATTTCAGGATGCTCTTTCTTCATCCACTTCTCAACTACCTTCGCCACGTCAATGCAATCCTGCTTTTCCAGTTCGTCACACACAGACCAGTCGAAATCCTCATATCTGCTTCTGCGGGGCTTTTTGACGGCTTTTTGAGGTTCGTCCAACACTTCACTTGCCTGTGCTTCAATCAACTTCTCAGAGGCTTTAATTTTGGGCTTAAACTTGACTGCCACAGCTTTTCGTGCCACAAGGACTGGTTCGTAGGTCACAACAATGTCAGACACAGCATTGATCTCGTCCACCGCAACGTCAAGCACTCGCTTGCGAAGGTTCTTGTAAACGTCATAGCTGGCTTCCATCGCACCGAGCTGCTCTCTCAGCTTTTTCAGGCTGATTTCGTGAGGTTTGCTGTCCATGTTCAGCCAGTCCCGAAGAATCGAATAAAGCAAGATGCTGTACTGTGACTTCATTCGCGATGTGTAACGCAGCCGATACCGAACATATCCGCTTTCAGCAATGTCGAAAAAGATGGAGCGAAGGTCTGGGTTGCAGGTAATTGCCACGACGTAAGACCTTGTTTCTGGTACATAGTCCAGTTTTGCCCTCGTGAATAGGACAAAACTTTCAAATGTTCCTTTCTCCTTGTCAATCGGAATCGACACCGTATTTCCAAGAAAGTGTTTGATCTGCGGCTCAATCCTTCGTGCATCAAGGCTTTTCAGTCCAAGAAGCTCCCTGTATTCCGCCAAAGTGAACTCCACACGGCTACTACTTGGGTCTCTCGGATTTATTCTTGATAGGTAAACCTCCAACAACCGAAGTTCTCCTGCGGTGTAGTCCCTGAACTTCGCCCAAACAAGGGATTTGCTTTTTTCGACAAGGTTGTTTTCCGATACTTTCGCCATCAGACAGACACCTTTTCCTTTAGCTGCTTCAACAGCTCAAATTGACGCTTGTACTGCTGCATATATTGTTTCACGCTCATTTTTTTCAAGCCTTGTGTCAAGTCGAAGTTATCGGCAATATTGTCTTTCCGAACAATGAATTTCGTCTTTGAAACAAACTGCTCTTTCAGCTCAACCTCAAATCCGTTTTCCTCAAACCATTTGATGGCAAACAGTTCTTCCTTTGAAAAATCCCATTTCTGATTCTCTTTTCCAAGTAACATTTTTTCGCCCCCTTTGCTTGAGTATAGTATAGCACATCATGGGGGGACATGTCAACTATTTTCGTCCCCCATGACTTGTCTTTTTGTCCCCCATGTCCTCGTCATTTTGTCCCCCGTGACTTGTCAAAACGTCCCCCATGCTTTGTCATTTCGTCCCCCATCTACATATTATATATTAAACAAGAAATAAACAAGAGGTTAAATATCATCGTTAAATAGTCGATGACGATAATTTTCAACAATTTCTTTATTTTTCCATTTCGGTTTGTGGATAACTGAACTCTTTATTTGCTAAATAAGACTGTAGCTGGAAAGAAGCTGTACATTGTTAGCCGCATTAAACGTGGACGGATTGTGGATAGGTGTACGAAATGTGGATGGAACGGTATACCCAATCTGCGCTATGGGGGACAGATTGACAAGCCGACCAATCACAGGCAATAGACTAACGGTAATTCGTTATTTATTCCGCGCGAATGTTGTCGATTTCCGGTCTATGGGGGACGAATTGACAAGGTAAATTTGCCCGATAGGTGTACAAAAAGTGGATGAACGTGGACAAAATGTTCATCAAAAACTGCGATAATTCGACAATCAGCGCAAAATGCTTTCTTCGTTGATGGTATAAGAATCGTTTCGTTTCATGGCCGCAGCTTCCCCACAGTCCTGTGCCTGATATAAAATCTGCATATTGGGTTGCGTTCCGTCTGGGTCTGGGTCGGTTTTGGTGGCCTGCGCCATCTCATAATGACCTGTGACAATGCGGCAGACAGACACACGATCACGCAAAGTCGTGTGAAGGTTGGCTACCATTTCGCACAGAACGGCAAGGTAATCTGAGCCGTGATTGCCATAGATCAGATAGCACAGCATGTCAATTTCCTGTGGATGGGCGTCTTTGATATGCTCTATCAGCGTATCTCTCTTTCTCTCGGTGCTGGCATCGCCAGCCAGACTTTCCAATAAGCCAGGATGCAAACAGGTGTCTATGTACGGCTTGACCGCAACACCGCAGCACACAAACCACTTTATGATAGTAGGAGCATCTGGGGTCATTGTCCCTTGCTCGTAACGAAAAATAGATGTCCGGCCTACACCCATTTTATCCGCAAGCTTCTGTTGGCTAAGTCCGGATTCCGCTCTTGCCATCTCTAACGCTTTTGCCACACGTATCCTATAATCATCCATAAATACCCCTCTTTCGACAAAACGATACAAAAGCAAAGAAATTTAACTGATATATTGTTCAAAATGTGAAACAATAATTGAAAAAAGTCGCTGTTCCATTGAAACAGCGAGATGTGGTATAACAATATTGTCAAAAAATTCCAAAGAAGAAGGGAACAAAAATGAAAGAAACTGTAATCTGGAACCATGAACGTATGCCGATCATCGACGGAATGCCTGCCAGCGTTCCCGATGGGCAACCACACACACCTGAACCATGGGAGGAAAGCTAATGAACCGAACCGTAGATGCTCTGATTATTCCATACGCTCGCAGACGGACGTTGGAGCTTGTCCTGAGCCTTTCTGGGTACGAAGCTGATAAAGATGCTTACCTCGAAGCAAAAGGCATCTTGGAACGCGCCGTAGCCGCCTTAGACGATGGACGCGACCCGGCAGATAACATCGAACGCATTGACGGACAGCTCGTAGAGCTGTGATTGGAGGAAAGATGGATAGGCGTTGCCCCTTTTGACTTGAACACTCGTGGCTTCCCCGAAAAAAACTAAAAAAGCACGAAAGTTGTTAAAATGGTATTGACTACACAACCAAAAGGTGTATAATCATATCAAATGAACGTCCGTACTTACCGATCGGGAGGATATGCCACAATGAGTGAACAGGAAAGAGCCAAGATTGACCGATTTATTGCATGGCTGCTGGAACATCCTGAAAAGATTCCGGCAGCGGAGCGAGCACTAGACTTGGAATAACAGAAAACCCCTTGCGCAGAGCTACACCAGCCCGGCACAAGGGGTTCTTTTATTTTACCGGGTCAGAACCACTTCTTTTTTCGGTTTCTACGGTAACGATATTTTCTGCTGTTGCCATATAGCACACGGTCGTTGCCTTTTAGCAAGGCCTGCATGAACCAGAAGCAAAAAGCACAGCCACACAACAGGTAATACACAAGCTTACCTCACATCTTCTCAATCAGGTTCATCAGAGCTTCACGCTGTTCCTTCGGCATAGATTCAAGCTTTTTTCTAATCCGCTCCACTGCTGCATCGACTTCGCTTTGCGGCTGCTGGGGCGGGTTTTCTTTTTGCTCACCAGAAACCAATGTATCCACGCTTGTTCCGAAATAAGAAGCTATCTTGTCAAGCGTCTCATATTTCAGGGTCTGCTTTCTACCGTTTTTCAAATCGGTCAAAGACCCACGGCTTGCGCCCGATTCCTTGCACATGGTGGTCACGTTTACTCCACGCTGCTTGCAGAGTTTTTCAATATTTTCGTACAAGTTTGCCATAATTCCAGTCCTCGCATTGTAAGGTTTGCTGAAATTACGCGAACGCTTAAAAAAGCCTTGCATTTTACGCGAAAGCGTATTATACTAAGACCGTACCGCGAAGGCGTAATAAATGATTTCTAGCAACTTCATTATATTACACTTATGCGTAAAAATCAATAGCCGGAGGTGAAATAATGGCTGAAAAAAAGCCTCTGTGTGACTTTGGCAAACAAATCGAGATTGCTCTTATCCAAAAAGACAAGACCAACGACTGGTTGATTGAAAAAGTCAAGGAGGATACTGGACGATATTTTGACCGCTCTTACCTCTTCAAGGTTAAGACCGGAAAGCTGGAAACGCCCGGCATCAAGAAAAGCATCTGCCGGATTTTGAATATTCAGGATTCGGGAGTGTAAGAAGGGAGAGAAAAAATGGCAAACATTCAAGTTTTTGAATATCAGAACAACAAGGTTCGCACGGCCGATGTGGATGGCGAAGCGTGGTTCGTTCTGAAAGACGTGTGCGCTGTGCTTGGTATTAGCAATAACCGCATGGCTGCTGACCGATTAGATGATGACGAAAAGGGTGTCAGTCTGATTGACACCCTTGGCGGCAAACAGGAAATGGTAATCGTCAACGAAAGCGGTCTGTACCATGTCATTCTTCGTAGCGATAAGCCAGAAGCGGCTCCGTTTCGCAGATGGGTAACGAACGATGTGCTTCCTGCAATCCGTAAGACTGGAAGCTACAACGCACCGCAGCTCACCCGCTCGCAGCTTCTCGCAACCGCACTGATCGCAGCGCATGAGGAGCTGGAAGAGAAAGACAAGCAGATTGAAACCATGAAGCCAAAAGCACTGTTTGCTGATGCAGTGAGCGCAAGCAGCCAAAGCATTCTTGTTGGTGAAATGGCAAAGCTGCTGTCGCAGAACGGCATCCAGATGGGTCAAAACCGCTTGTTCGCATGGATGCGTGAGAACGGATACCTGATTAAGGACAGAAAGCGGACAGACTACAATATGCCGACCCAGAAGTCTATGGAACTTCGCTTGTTTGAAATCAAGGAAACGTCCATTGCGCATTCTGATGGGCATACTTCTATCAATAAGACCCCGAAGGTGACTGGTATTGGTCAGGTCTATTTCGTTAATCTCTTCTTAAAGACGGAGAAAAGCAAGAAAGTGGAGGGCTGAACATGGAGCAGATTATCACCTTAAAGGTAGACCTTGAACACCCGAACGAAGCGCACCACGCTATTGATGAGGCGACAAGGGCCTACGAAGCGGACAAGATTAAGTGGACGGCAGAGGAACTCGTCGAAGCAAAGCATCTGGCAATGCAGATTATGCAGCAGTTGTGCTTGGATGGGTACAGCATCAGCTGGTCGAAGGCAGACAATGCAATTTCGCTGTGGATGCTGGATGAAGACAGCCAAGACCATTCCAACACGTTCTGTATGACAGACCCGTTCTACTGGAACATTTGGATTGGCAAGTGCGTTTGTCTGTGTCGGGCTACCGGCAGGAACGTGCCTGCTTTCATCACCAAAAAGGTTGGTGAGTGCTGGTGACGTATTTTTACAAAGCACCGAGCCGGAAGCGCAGGTTGAAGCTTGCAATGGCGGAGGGAGTGTCTCGGAACGAAGCCAACAATGTACTGTGGATGGAAAAAATGCTGAACCAGTGCTTTGAACGGCACAACAGGGAAGCCAGAGAGAAAGACGGTGAACGCGATGAATAAATTCTGCGTCCGCTGTGGAGCGTTTCTTGAAGCTCCGAACGTAAACCAGAAGTATTGTGTCGTATGTGCACACAACGTCCATCTTGAACAGCAAGCGAAATGGAGACGTCGAAAGGGCAAAACCGAACGAGTGATGGGCCTCTGTGCGTGGTGCGGTAAGGCGATGGTGAAGAAAACACCAGACCAGAAGTATCACAAAGATTGTGCCAGAAAGGCCGAAAGGTCATGTGCACCGGCTGGATATCAATTCAAGCTGCCAGAAAGGCAAAGGCCGACTCCACCTAGATACAGCATCAAGCAAATAAACGACAAGGCAAAGTCGCTCGGAATGAACTACGGGCATTACAGTACGTTGCTTAGTCAGGGGAAGGCGGAGCCGCCCGATGAACGGTAAATATTACGGTCAACGGGAAATCCGTTGGAACAGCCGGGAGAAAGACCGGCTAGAACGCATTCGAAGAAAGGATAAAGATGAAAGCACTCGCGGAAACCGTCCTGATTTGGGGCATTGTCCTAGCGTTGATTCTCGCAACGTTTCTGCTGAACCTCTGGCTGGTGCATCACATTGAGCTTTTGGTCGGAGCTAAGGCGACATGGTACATCATTGGTGTTGGCGCTCTGATGGCAACCATCTGGATTTTCGGTGTCGGTAAAAAGGCATGACGCTGGAAGATGCAATGAAAGCCAGGTACTTCAACATCAACGACCTTAGCCGTAGATCGGGAATATCAAGGCCGACAATTTACAGCATCTTGGGCAAGCGAAAGAAGCAGAAAAATTCCGTTCGGGTCGATACGCTTCTAAAAATCGCAAAGGCGTTGAATGCAAAAATAGTCATCAACGAGAAAAAGACGAACGGATTTGACATTATTTTGAAAGAGGTGAAGAGAGATGAAAACAGTTAAAGGAACGGTGCTGTGCTGTATGAGCATTTCGCTTGCCATCGTAGCTCTTGGGTGCGGAAACGCCATTGAAGGTGCTGCGGGCGGATGGGCGATGCTTGGATACGCGTTCCTTGCTCTGGCGATGCTTTTTGCGGCTCTTATTTTGGCCGCAATTGGCGTAAGTACCGAAAACGAGCGCATGGAACAAGAGAGCCGGAAAATCAAGCGGATCCCGCATCACACAAACGAGTGGAGGGATGCCAAGTGAAGTGCCCGACATGCGGAAGCGAGAAAATCAAAATCTACCGCAGCACATCATGCGAAGACAACATTATCCGCCGCAGACTATGCGAAAACTGCGGCCATGCGTGGAATACAGTCGAAATAGATATGGACCAGTGGGACTCCGTAACGAGGAGCTTCAGCAGGATGAAATATGCAATCTCTCAGCTTGAATCCCTAGTGGAAGAGATGAAGGCAAAAATCCTGAAACTTGGAGGCACAGTATGAACGAGATATACGATTGCTACGGCTGTTTTGATCGGTTCGGTGGCGTGGCGGAGCCGCCCGATGACTACTACTTCGCACCCAGAGCGGACGAAGAACCTGAATGGCAGCGACCAGACGAAGCGGATTCCGTGTGCTGGGGAGATTGATTTTTGTACAGCCAAGTTAAGCCAAAGTAAGAACAATGAAGCCTAATGAAGCCGAAGAAAGGAAACGTATGGACAACAGCAAAATCCATGAAGCTCTTATGGCTGTTCAGTCAGAGTTGAAAGCTCCGAAAGGGCAGATGAACAAGTTCGGTGGATACAAGTACCGCTCGTGCGAGGACATTCTCGAAGCGGTCAAGCCCATCTTGAAAGCGCATAGCCTTGTGCTACGGCTTTCCGACAAGCCTGTTATCGTTGACAGTTGGCACTACATAGAAGCTACTGCAACGGTTGAATCGCAGGATGGTGCCACCTACACAGTGACTGCATACGCTCGTGAGCCTGAGTTTAAGAAGGGCATGGACGATTCGCAGATTACCGGCACTGCAAGCAGCTACGCCAGAAAGTACGCTCTGAATGGTCTGTTCTGTATTGACGATACAAAAGACGCTGACACAGACGAGTACCAGAAGCAGACCACAAGCAGGGCAAACAAGCCCGCACAGAAGCAAACGGAAGCGGAAACCATCCCCCCATGCGCTTGCTGCGGAAAGCAGTTGCAGCCTACTCAGTACAACAACCGCACCGTATCGCCGCTGGAAACTGCAAGAAGCACGAAGAAACGCTTTGGGCGCGTCCTGTGTTGGGACTGCGCTCAGAAACAGCCGAAGGAGGGCTAAATAATGCTCAACTCTATCGCAATTCAGGGGCGTCTGGTTCACACGCCCGAAGCTAAGGTCACGAAGTCCGGCAAGGATGTTTGCACGTTCAGCATTGCCTGCGACCGTCAGAGCGGCGGTCAGAAGGAAACCGACTTCTTCAACTGCACCGCATTTGGTAATACGGCTCTGTTCGTTTCCAAGTGGTTTCAGAAGGGCAGCCTGATTCTGGTGACTGGCAGCATCCAGACCAGAAAGTATACCGACAAGCAGGGAAACAACCGCACCGCAACGGAAATCATGGCGAACAAGGTTGACTTCTGCGGTGGTAAGTCTGACAGCAAGCCCGCTGATCGGGCGCAGGATGCACCGCAGAACTATTCGCAGGGCAACGCAAATGACTTCTCTGTGATTGACGATTCATCGGATTTGCCCTTTTAGGACATAAACCATGACCGCCTACCTTATATAAGAGCTGTGCTATCTGGCTGAACGGGCGTTTGGAAAGATGAAAGTTTTAGTCGCCTGTGAGGAATCACAGGAAGTCTGCAAAGCATTCCGGGCGAAAGGTCACGAAGCCTACTCCTGCGACCTGATTGAGCCGTCCGGTGGGCATCCAGAATGGCATATTCTCGGTGACTGTCTAAAGGCTATTGAGGGGGGGCAGGTCGTGACTATGGACGGAATCACGCATGATGTGCCACGCTGGGATATGATTATCGCATTTGTCCCCTGCACAAAGACGAGCAACGCAGGAGCAAGACACCTGTACAAGGGAGGAAAGCTCAATCTTTCCCGGTATTATGAGGGGTTGTGCGGCAAGGCGCTTTTTCTTGCCGTGTGGGCGGCAGACTGCGAAAAAGTGGTGATTGAGAATCCTACCCCCAGCAAGATTTTTGATTACCCAAAGCCTACGCAGGCAATCCAGCCCTACGAATACGGACATCCGTACAGCAAGAAAACGCTACTGTGGGAGCGCGGCGTACCGCCGCTGCACCCGACAAACATCGTAGAACCTACCGCGACATGGTGTCCGTCTGGATCTTACGCACATAAGCATGATAAGCGCAACAAGGGTATGTTTACCACCGATCGCGCTAAAAATCGAGCAAAAACATTTCCGGGCATTGCAAAAGCCATGTCTGAACAGTGGGGTTAATAGAATGATTACCTGTTGTCTCAACTGCCCATCACGCCACCAAGCCTGTCACGACACCTGCGAGAAGTACAAGGCAGAGAAGAAAGACTTCGAGGAGCGCAAGGCATTCGTGTATGAGCTGAACCACAGCCAGAGCGTGTACCACCGTGATTATGAGGACAAGCACCGGGAACGTGGCAAGAAACGGTTTCTCGGAAGTGAATTTAGAGGTGAACGAGGATGAGAAATCCATCGAAGAAAACGATGAATCACATCGCTTCTGTTTTGAACAGCCATTGCAGATTTGATTCAAATAAACAGATTTTGGTTCCGTTTGAAAGTAGCCCGCTTTCTTGCATTTGGTATGGGTTCAAATCACATAGCGGTAAGAAGATGGTCGGCTATATCCTGAAAGACGGTTACAAGTATCCGTGCGAAAAATCTATTATCCGAAACGGATTGATGGTGGAAATCAAATACCCGGAACAAATTTTCGCGCCCAGAGCATCATCCCTTGAGTTGGCGAAACAGATGACAGAAAGAATGGCTAAGAGAGGAATGCTTTATGTTTATCCGTACACATGGAGAAGAAAACGATGGACGGGTTGATTTATGAACACCGGCAAGCAGTTTGAAGCAGACTTCAAGGCATCCGTTCCATCCGATGCGTGGTGCTACCGCTTGAAAGACAGTGCCGCCACCTACTACGGCGGCAACGAGAACCTGTCCTTTTCCATCGACAACATCTGCGACTTCCTTGTGTACAGATACCCGATGAACCACCTGTTTGAACTGAAAACCATCGAAACGCCCTCTATCCCTCTGGAAAAGGTGTTCGGCAAGTACGACAAGGCAAAGCGCAAATACCGCAAGGAAAAGCACATCACCGATATGGTGGAAGCAATGGTGTATGGCGGTCAGACCGCCCATGTGATAGTGAATTACAGGGCGGTCAACCGCACCTTTGCAATCCCTGCCAGCAAGGTTCTGGCGTTCCGTTACAACGAGAACCGCAAGAGCATCCCTTGGCAGTGGGCAGAGCAAGAGGGGATAGAGGTCAAAGCAAAAAGGCTGCGTGTCCATTGGCGGTATGACGTGGATGGGCTGCTAAAGAGATTGGAGAAAGAAAATGCAACTGACTGAAAAACAAGAATTAGTAAGGCTTCTGGGGCTGTACCAAAGCGAACTCCTTATGGAGAACGAAGAAAACCTTAGAAAGAAAATGAAAAGCAATGAAAGCCCGAAGAAGATCGTCACAGATTATTCATACGGCGTGAAAGCTCAGTATGAACACGCAAGAATCATCATCAAGAAACTTTCTGTTGAAATCGGAAAAGAACTCAAGGCTAGTTGGGAGTTGTGGTGAAAATGACAATGGTTTGCGATAGGTGCGGCGAAGCGTTTCTGCTTTCCAACGATGTGAAATGCATGACACCGTTTGATGACGAACTTGACCAATTTGAAAGCAATTCTATTGTAAAGTGCCTTGCTGGCGATGATAAAGGGATTTACTCGATAAGAGATGAAACCGTTGTCCTATGCCCCTCTTGCATGGCAAAGCTGAACGAATGGCTGAAAGGAGAACAGAAGTGAGCAAGAAAGTTTCAGATATTCTGCCCAAGACGGAAATTTTGGCACAGCTGGCAGAAGAAGCATCTGAACCGGCACAGGCTGCGTTGAAGCTGCGCCGTGCGCTGGATGGTACGAACCCGACACCGAAGAGCGTTGCGGAGTGTGAAGCAAATTTGATGGAAGAATTTTCGGACATAAGTAACGCAGTCACCGCTTTATGCGATGCTTGGTTTGGAGATAACCTCGATTCCGAATGCGAATTTTGGGACGCAGAGCGTGAGATTGAGGACGCTAAATACAAGCGTTGGCTCTCTCGCCTTGAAGCAAAGGAGAAGTCAGATGAATAAGCATAGAAACCGTCCATCGTCTAGCAGACAGGCAATGTCAGCAAACCTCCGCAAAATCGCACGGCAGAACCAGTTGTACGGCTTCCGCATGGCTCTGGATGGAATCGCTGCCACATGGGGCGCACTGATCCAGAATCTTCGGTGCGATGCAGACCTGACCGATGAACAGGTGCAGAAAATCATCCGCATTGGTGACAGGTATTGGGAGATGGTCGGCAAGTTCAAAGAAGAGGACATGACTCCTGACGAGTTTGCAGATTACATCACCGCAAAGTCGGAACAGGTCGAAAAAGAGCTGAGAGAAAGGTGGAGCTGATGGATAAGGAACAGCTTGCTATCGCACGGTTGCAGGACGCTGCAAGACTATCTGATCATCGGTACAAGAAGCCGCTCATGGTCACATACTCTGGCGGCAAGGATTCACAGGTGCTTGTGGCTCTGGCTGAACGTGCAGGAATCAACTTTGAGGTGGTCAACAGCCACACCACAGCAGATGCGCCGGAGACGGTCTATTTCATCCGTGAGCAGTTTAAGGCGATGAAAGAGCGTGGAATCAAATGTTCCATCGTCATGCCACGCTACAAAGACAAGCCTGTGTCCATGTGGACGCTGATTCCGCAAAAGCTGATGCCGCCGACAAGACTTGTACGCTATTGCTGTGCCGTTCTCAAAGAAAATACTGGCCGCGATAGATTTATCGCTACTGGCGTTCGCTGGGCTGAATCAACAAACAGAAAGAAAAACCGTGGAACGATGGAGTTTAGCCATCGTGACAAGGAAAAGCGCATCATCCTTATGGGAGACAATGATGAAAAAAGGCAGCTTTTTGAAACGTGCAGCATCAAGGGCAAAATGACCGTCAATCCGATTGTGGACTGGTCTGACAATGATGTATGGGACTACACGCACAGCGAACACCTGCCTGTCAACCCACTGTATTGCGAAGGGCAAAAACGTGTTGGCTGCATTGGCTGTCCTATGGCCGGTAGGGGGGCAGACAGCGCGAGTTTATGCGCTGGCCTGCCTACGAAAAAATGTACATCTCGGCGTTTGAACGAATGCTTGATGACAGAAAAGCAAAAGGCTTGCCGTGCGACTGGCAGACCGGTATGGATGTATTCCGCTGGTGGATGGAGGACGATAACATAAACGGACAGTTGAGCATGGATGATCTGATGGAGGAAGAACAGTGAAGGACGAAGATTTCTACAAAATGGTTTCCGGCATGATGGAAGCGCGAGAAAAAGAAAGGATGCTGGGAATAAGAGTTCTGATAATAGCACACAACGCCTACAAGTTTCAGGGCTGTGCGCAGATTTACCGCAATTACTTGCCGCAGCACATCGCAATCCATGTTCGGAAACAGTACCTCGAAGAAAAAAGGAAAAGAGCAGCAATGCCGATTCTCACCATAACGGAAAAGATACCGCCGGAAAAATAAAGGAGCGGAATATAGTTCGATGAAATAGGATTGATTGATGTAGATGTTCCGAGAGAGATACGACGGCTTCAACGATGGTACAATAGCCCGATGATCTTTAGGAGCTGCCCAAAGTTTGAGAACTACAAATAAGGTGAACAAGATGAAAAATGAAAAAGCAGTTATGCCGACGCGCTGTATCAACGCAAATCCCGGAAAGTATGTCAGCATCATTACGAACTTTGGCTGTCATTACACCTGCCCGGAGTGCATCGTAAGAAACAACGGCCTGAAAATGAGCAAGACAGACAATTTCAGTACACAAGAACCGCTCAACAAGGTACTTTGCAAGGAAAGACCGGAGTGGGTTTCGGTGTCCGGCGGCGGCGATCCACTGTTCCATTGGAAAGATCATTGGTCGTTCTACGAGGGCCTTTTCTGCACAGCGAAGCGGCGAAACGTTAAACTGGAAATGCACACGAGCTATCTCCCGGATAGCTCAGAAGTGAAAGACTTCCCGCTTAACTGGTTTGACCGGGTGGTGTACCACGTCCATACATTCGACGACCTGCTTCACATTAAACGGATGTTCGGAGAGAAAGTCCGCGTGGTATTTGTCGTTGACGACAATATGACAGAACAGGATGTGCTTTTCATCGCCGGTTATGTGGCGGGCAGCGGAGAGATTGACGAACTTTCTTTTCGTCAGCGTGTGGACGAAAACTACAAGGAAACTTACCACCTCCACGAGCTGCTGACGAAGTACCACAAAAAGCTCTGGTGGTACATTACTCAGAGTGATTACAACCTATACTTCCACAACGGCAGGGTGTACACGAAGTACACTGATATTTTTACGGAGGGCAAAGAGTGACACAGTATTGCCGGTATTGTTCTCTGGCGGTTCTGAATGACGACGATTTGATTTACTGCGAAGCAAAAGACGAAATGCGAGAGGGCAAGCAGATAAGAAATCCGAACAAGTGCAAGCACTTTGAGTTCAACCCGGTGGACGTTCTGGACGAGAACAAAAAGTATAGACCGAGAGAACCGAAGAAGAAAAACATTGAGGGGCAGGTGAGCTTTTTATAAACCACTGGAAACCAAACCTGCCCAGATCAGACCCCACCGCAGCTTTCGCCCGTACATAAGCAAATGAGCGAAAGCGAGGAAATATGATTCTTTTTATTATCGGCGCACTGTTTGCACTGATTGCGCTGGCAGTCCTGATTTTCTCGGATGATGCAAAAAGAGCTGCAATCATCCCGGCGGTGGTGGCCGTCATTTTTATCGGCATTTCCTGTGTGTCCTATGTCCCTACCGGTTATACCGGCATCGTCACAACCTTTGGCAAAGTCGAGGATGGCACGAAGGACGCAGGTGTGGTGTTCAAGGCCCCGTGGCAGTCCATCGTGAAGATGGATAACCGTGTTCAGGAAATGAGCATGGACTTGTCAGCGTTCAGTTCTGACATTCAGGAAGTCTCCACCAGTGTGGCGGTTGGCTACCGGATCAATCAGGCAAATGCAATGACCATCTACAAAGAGGTCGGCAAAAAGTATGAGGACACCCTGATTACTCCCCGTGTCCTTGAAACGGTGAAAGCTGTAGTTGCCCACTACGATGCAAGCAGCCTGATTTCCAACCGGGATGCAGTCGCTTCCCAGATGGACACGAAACTGCGGGAAGTGCTGGCACAGTACAACATCGACCTGCAGTATATCAGCGTAACCAATTTTGACTTCACCGATACCTTCACCGATGCGGTGGAAGCGAAGGTCAAGGCCCAGCAGGAGAAGGAAAAGGCCGAGACGGACGCCGACAAGCGCCGTGTCGAAGCACAGGCCACGGCGGACGCTGACCTGATCGCAGCCAATGCGGAAGCGGAAAAGTCTAAGGTTGCAGCGGACGCAGAGCTGTACGTTGCAGAGAAAAAGGCGGAAGCAAACCGCGCCTTGAACGACAGCCTGAACAGCAACCTGCTGGAATATTACAAAATCACCGATGTGGAATCCCGCTGGAACGGTGAACTGCCTGCCTACGTTGGCGACGGTAACAGCATTCCAATTATCAACGGCATCAACTGACCTTTTGGAGCCGCCCGGCGCGGCGGCTCCTTTTTATGTGAGCACAGGGAATAGGCCCCGCCCGGTTCAAGCCCGGAAGTGCCCGCCGAAAGAAACTAAGCAGAAGGGAGTAGAAAATGGCAAAGTTCAGCATCATGCTGTTCGGCATTGACAGCTACACGAAAAACAAGATGCAGCTACCGTACAAGCTGGACGCAAAAAGCTCAGATGCAGCACTCCGTGAGGCACGGATGTGCGCAATGACCTTTTATCCGAGGTTTAGGGAAACGGAAAAACCGGACGTGGAGGTGGTCAGAAGATGAAACTTTCAGGGCTGACAAAGATGGTCAAGCGGCAGCTTGTCTGCAATGTTTTCCATAACGACGAGAGTGATGATTTCTACATTGGAACTGCGTCGGCGATTTACTGCGCTACCGGTTTCCCGCGTCCGCTGAACCGTAACCAGATGGGCGCTATGCTGGGAATCAGCGAGGATACCATGATCGAAAAGGTGGTTTACAACGACTTCGACTGTGCATACAAAATTGATTTTCAGGGTTTCAATCTTGACGACACAATTAAGGATGAAGTCGAAGTGAAGAAACTGGGCATCGGTATTTACTGCAGTGGAGAAATCCTTATCCCGCTTGTGACCGAGGATCGCCACATGGTCGGCATTATCTGTCAGTCGCACCTTGCGCCGCTGGAGGATGAAATTAAGAATAACGGTTTTATCCGCTATTACCAGAGAAAACAAACCGACGGAACGGTTTATTATGTCGTGAAGAACGGCATGAGGGTACGAGCCGCCGTTATGGCATATACGGTGCCGGACTACGCAGAAGCAAAGCTGCAAGAACTGGTTGCAATGCTGGCAGAAACTCACATCGGTGAACAGGAAGAACCGGAACAGACGTTCGATGATTTGAACGCCGAAAAGGATTCCGAGCAGCAGGAGTAATAAGAAGGAGAAACGACCATGAGCAAGATTTTGAAAAGCACAACTTTGGGCAATGTGAAAAATGGCGGCATCTTCAAGGCGCTGGGCAAAGAGTTTGTGAAGCTGGATGCAGACGAACACGGTTGTCTGGTGCTGGCAAAGGACATTTGGACGAAAATGCCGTTCCGTGACGGCGACGACCCGGAGTGTCCCAACGATCTGCGCCGGAGCGATGTTATGAAGTATCTGGGTAACTGTCTGGCAGAGTTTACCGAGAAGGGTACGCCGCTGGATACTTTTATTCCGTTCAAGATCGACCTGCAGGACACAACCGGACAGACCGAATACGGAACCGTTGAATACAGAATCGGCCTGTTGACCCTGCGTCAGTATGGAAAGTATTGGCGGCTGATCCCGAAGGTAGATACGCCGTGGTGGTTGGCGACGCCTTACGGTACGCCGAATTGCTCTCCGTACACCTACAGCAGCAGCAGCGTCTGGAACGTCAAGGCTGGTGGCTCCAGCGGCCACTGGGGCTACTACTACACCTGCGGTGTTCGCCCCGCTTTGTACTTTCCCTCTACACTCTGGGTCTCTACCGAGGATGAAGGAGAAGCCGGGTTTTGCCTCGCCGATGTTCCATTGGATGATCTGCTGGCTGAAATCAAGAGCCGGGCGGAGGAATAACCATGGACGTTATCACAAAAGATGTCCGTGCTCTGGCAAAGAAGGAGCTGGCGGCAGCAAACCGCCGCTTTCGGATGTTCGCAAGTCCGCATGAAGGGTATGCGGTGATCCGGGAAGAACTGGACGAACTGATAGACGAGGTGCGGAAACTCCACTTTGGCTTGACAATCCGGCTGTGGCGAGATGTCAAGAGAAACGAACCCATGAAGCGGGAGCACCTGAATCTCATTTATGATGTGGCAATCCACGCAGCGGTGGAAGCTATTCAGCTGGCAGCAATGGTCAAAAAGTACGAGCGCAGCCAGCGGCACAACTGGCCGGGCGGCAAGGTGCCGGACTATGGAACGGGGCCTGAACCTCTGAAAAAGAAAGGCGGGGAAACGGTATGATTTTGGCAAAGGATGATATTGAAAAGGCTGTCAGCTGGTGGGCTGGAAAGCTGATGGATCACCAGCCGCATAGCAACGGAGACGATAGCTTTACCTCTGTTGCAGTGTGCTTCCTTGCGGATACGATGCGACAGAGCGTTACGCTGGATCAGCTGAACACATTCAAGGCGGCATTGGCAAAAAGCATTGAGGAATACGCGAAAAGCATTCAAGCTTTCGGCTTTTCCATCGGGAGTGATTACGGCCCGTGCAAAATGCTGGCCGATGCTGCCGCCGAAGCTGGCATCGACAGAGCAAACTTTCCGTTCAAGACGACAATGTTTTTTACGGAAAAAGAGGGGGTTCTGGTACGGGATGGCTACGGTGCCCCGGCTGTCAGGATTTGTTGAGGTGACAGAATGGTAACAAAAAATAAGACCCCGGCAGAGGTTGAGGCCGTGACCATCACCATGAGCCGGGAGACAGCACAGGCCGTGAAGCAGGCGTGCGAAGAATACCTCCGGTTCCGCATGGGCCAGTTTGAGGACTTCACCAATGAGGTTTGCTGCTGGGATTATGTGGACAAGATGGAAAAGCGGTGCCACACGACCGAAGAACGAAAGCAGTTTCATAAAGACCACGAAGCGGATTTTCTCAAGTGTATGCGGCTTCGTAACCAGATGCGGCAGGGCATGGACGCACTTTGGAAGCAGAACGTTCCGCCTGCATCTATCGACACGACCATGAAGGGAGCATACCGGGCAGAAACCGTCTGGCTGACGATCCGGTACGCGCTTGCGTGGCACGACTTCCCGGAGGGTGGACAGTGGGTCGATTTCTATGAACCGATGAACCGTTCGGATCAGCCCATGCCGAAAGTGGAACTGAAACTGAAAGGCGAAGAAAAATGACGATCACAACATACCCGGACGGTCATTCCGTCCAGCAGGGAACACCGGAAGAACTGGCGCAGTTCATTTTCGCGGCGACGGAGGTTCAAACCTTGCAAAAATTCAAAAGTCTGGTCGAGGCAATCCCGGCGGAAATGGAGAAACAAAGGGATATTGTGGTGACGATACCGGATTTGCCAAAGAAGAAGCGAACGCCCAGAAAGAAAGCGGGAAAAGAAAATGAAAGAAAAACGTCTGGTTGATGCAAACCATTTCATGCAGGTACTCAAGAACATAGAGTATGCACTGAAAGGGGAGCTGACACACGGGAAAATCAAAACCAGTGTAGTGCAGATGATCGAGGGCAGTTTGAATGCCGAACCGACCATTGCCCCGGAGAGCCTGCAACCGCTGACATACAACGAGAACCGGGACTACATAGACTGCGACGAATTTATTTGCCACAAGTGCGGCATTCACGTTGAGGACTGGAAGCAAATCAAAATCGACCCGGACGACGGGGAGAAAGAACTTTGCGAGTACACGTTTAAGCACTGCCCAGAGTGCGGCGCAAAAGTCACTTCACACAAAAGCTGTGAATTTTGCAGGTGGCATTTGCAGGACGGGACGTGTTTCAACAAACATCATTCTCAGCCCGTGACAGGCCGGGAAGCTTCCTGCTGGAACTGGGAGGAACGTGAGTGATGGAAAAAGAGTGTTTCACCTGCGCATGGCATGATAACTTTTCATGGGTGTGCTTCAATGGAAATTCTGAGCATCGGGCGGATTTCACAGACCCGGAAGATAGCTGCCCTGTGTGGGAAGGAAGGGAAGATAGTGATGAAAAAGAAGAAAAGTGAGTTCGGCGCTTACGCTATCGGCTGGCTGTACCTGCTGGCACCGGTGATTATTCTTGCCGTGGTGCTGGTGGTAAAGTATTTTATTGCAGCATCCGACCTGCCGGATTGGTTCAAATTCGCCCTGCTGAAATAAGCAAGACAAGCCCTCTACCTTATATATAAAGAGCGTCCGTCGTTAAATTGCCGCCCTGACGAGGCGGCAAGGGGCTTGTATATCGGAGCTAAACTAAGGGACATTCTGAGAAATCAGAGAAAAACAGGAGCTTTCCCCCGGCGGGGAAAGGGAGTGCAGAGGGAAAACGAGGGCAGCGTTCTGATGGCTTGCCGGAAGCAGGATCGTAGGGAACGCGGCCCGGTGTTGTTCCTCTGCATCGTTCCCTTCTCGTGTTTGTGGTTCAAGATTCAGAAAATTCCATGACGTGTACGGAAAGGAGGACGTGGAGAGTATGACCGCGGGTTTCAGAGTACGAGAGCAAAAATTTATCTGCGGCAAAGACTATGCCACGGCTGACACCATGCAGGTGGATTTTTTCGAGATCACGGAACAGCAGCACAAGGCCAGCACCCGCAAGAAAAAAGAGCTGGCAAGCTCCATTGCGAAGGAAGCGTACAATTTGCGAAAAAGTGGACGGTATTTAGAGCTGTTGGTTCAGCGCAACTTCCACAAGAGCGATTATTCTGTTACATACACCTATGACGATGAACACCGGCCCGACCCGGCGGACACAAAGCGTGTGGATAAGGATTTTTCCGCCGCCATGAAAAAGCTATACCGGATGTGCGATAAAAAAGGCATTCGGCACCCGAAGTGGATCGTCGTGCATGAATACTCGACGTATGTTGACGGGGTGTGGGTGGGAAAGCACCATCACCATGTCATTATGCAGCGCGTTTACGGTCTGACCCGTGAAATGGTAGAGGAAGCGTGGAGCGGGCGCGGCATGGCCCGTTGCGAACCTCTACACTTCGATCATGGCTACATCACGAGCCTTGCAAAGTACATCATGAAGAATGTGAGGTGCAAGCGCCATTGGCGGCAGAGCCGCGGGCTGAAACCGCCGAAAATGCCCCGCCCGAACGATGGGAAAATGAGCCGCACCAAGCTGAAAGATGTTTGCGAGAACCGTCTGGAAGATCGTGCATTCTGGGAGAAGATGTACCCCGGATACACCCTGCACTACTGCGAACCCATAATCACCGGCAACAACACCCGGCACCTGATCGTGCGCCTATATCGCAAAGAGACTGGGATGCAGCAGAACAGGAGGAACCGGCCTTGAGTATGAGGATGGAACTTTCTGACCTGCCACCAAAGTATCGGGCACAGGCGGAAGCACAGATTGCGGCCAGATGCAGAGCAAAAGCACCGACGCTGGAAGCCGTGGCTGCAGCCGCCAAGAAAACAGGACGGGAGTTTGACAGCAGGGGCGAGTACGACTACTACATGGGAATGATTCTGCCAAAAGTCCAGCGCGGGGAGATCGTGAAGGTGGAATCGCACCGCAGGTTTACCATGCTGCCCGAAAAAGAATACGGCAATGTGAAACTACCGGCGATGCACTATACCCCAGATTTTGTGCTGACTTATGCAGATGGCACAGTTGAGGTTGTAGAGGTGAAAAGCAAATTCACCCGGCGGCAGCAGCGCGATTACATCCACCGCCGCCGTATGTTCATCGACCTTGTGGCGGAGCCGCGGGGCTGGCGCTTTGTGGAACACATTACCCCTGATACTGCAGCAGAAATCAAAGCATGGAAGAAGTGCGCCCAACAGACCGAAAGGAAAGGATGAAACATCATGAGCAGAGGAATCCCAAGGGCAGTGTCTATGCATATGGCACAGAATGCCTTTGCCCGGTGCGCCGAAAAGGTAAACACCAGAAAGAACCTGACGCTGAACCGGCAGGCCGTTGGCGAGGTGGTGAGCTACTGCACCATGATCGCCGCCAATGACACGCTAGATTTCAACCGGGACAAGCAGGAGCGGCTTTGCACGGAAATGAACCACCGGGCAGAGGTATACACGGTTGAAATGAGCGCATATGGGCAGCCGAAAGCCCGCGAGAAGCTGAGAGAGCGCACAGCACCGATGCTGGATAAGCCGTTTGTCCTCCCGGCGGGACAATACCCGCGCAAACAGCGTGAAAAAGACGCGCTGGCCGAACGGCGTGCCGCTGGTGATCTCGTGATTCGGTTCTTCATCGAAGCGCTGGATTCTATGGGCTATGATCGTGCCCAGATCAACAGCACCGTGGAAGAAGCCAGAAAAAACTATGAACAGTTCCTCGAATGGGCAAAAGACGGGGAGTATGTGGCGTATACCAAACTGGGCCGGTGTGTCGCCCAGATGACCGGCGGCAGTACGGAGGTTGCGCGTGTGCCCGGTGCAGGGCCTATCTTCTCGACAGAATTTTGACGGTACGGAGCGTAGGAGGGCAAAATGCAGGCAGAAGAAACGAAAATGATTTTGCGCTACTTTGGCGGGATTGAAGCACAGCTTGATGATGTCAACATTGAGCTGGCAGAACTGCGAGACCGCTACAATCCCATCAAGGGCATTGCTATGGACGGTATGCCGCATGGCAGCACGCCGGGAGACAGTACGGCGTCGCTGGCCGTGAAGCTGGCCGATGATGTGGAGTGCCAGCGCAGGGAAAATGAACTTCGTGTTCGGCAGGACGTTCTCCGCGCGGATCAGACCACGATCCGGGGGCAATTAGACCGGCTGAACAGTCGTTACAAAACGATTCTGTGCGGGCGGTACGTCTACGATGATCCGTCGTTACAAAAAGGCTGGAAAACCATAGCCCGCGAACTGAGAAAAACAGAGATCACCGCCCAGCGGTGGGAAAAGTTCGCACTGGCCGTTCTGGGTTCCATGCTAGATGAAGTCCCGATGGTCGAAGAACTGCTCTCACGCGCGTATGACGCGCGCGATTAAAAGGGGCTGTAAAATGGCTTATGCCTGATTTTTGATAGAAAATCTACGAAAACGGGGTCTTAGAATCGAATTTCGGCGTTCTTAATTCGTGCCAGAAAGACCATATAGGGTATAGAATGAAGCAAATTTATGCGCGTGCAGAATGAAGGGCTTCCGCGAAACCTCCGAACCGCTCAGAAAAACAAACTTGCGAATCGTCAAAAACAGAAATCCCCCGGCGGGTAATTCCGTCGGGGGATTTCGTGCGTTTACGGTTCGTTTTTCTTGATGATGATTTTGGGAACGGCGGGCGGTTCGCCGTGCTGCTTCATGTACTCGGCAATTTCGTCCGGCAGGCCGACAGGAAAACCGTTTTCGTCCAGCGGCCCGTCATACCCGGAAAAGTCCACCACATGAACCGTTGGCGGCTCCTGCAGGGTGCCGCAATACTGGCCGTCCTCATAGTTTACATCCGTGACACGATTCCAATAGCCAATGTCGCCGTGCTCAGTCTGGGCGGCTTCCATTGCGGCGTGAGCCTGTTCCTCGGTCAGTCCGTCGAACGTGGCGCGTGTGCCGTCGGCAAAACTGGCAACCAGACGCCAAGGTGCAAAAAATTCGACTTCGTTCGTAAAAATGCCCCCTTTTTTGCAAATTCGTTGTTGGAATTGAACTTTTCGTGATGAAAAAGCCCAATTTCGTTAGTGAAAGTATATCACAAGATGCCCCGGCATGGAACCGGGGCACGGGTCATTCTTGTTCCTCTAAGCGCTTGCGAAAGGCTTTGTCCACGGTGTCGTACTGCTTGTTCAGAATATCGTTGCCGTGGTCGTACTCGTTTGCCCATGAAAGCAGCTTGTCGGCCAGACACCGGCAGGCAACCGCCATGCAGGTGCAATATTCGTTGTGGGTGTTGGGCAGGGGAAAGCTGTTCAGAATGTACATTTCATCGAAAACCGTGTGCCGGACTTCAATGCAGCCGTTCCAGGTCGTGATGTTGACAGTGGCTAAGTGGCGGCAGGAAGTGGCCCTGTGCAGGACTGAGAGAAAGCGTTCGTTGGTTGTCATGGTTCGTTGCTCCTTTTCGTGGTGGGTGATGTTCAGCGTGCCGGGCGGCGCTGGAAGATAAAGCCGGGGTTGTGTTCGGTCATCCATGCAACGGCATGGTCGGCTTGATCCTTGAGGAAGCGCGGCGCATATACTTTGCCCATGCCGCGGGTGCCTTTCCATGGATTGCAAAGCGTGAAGCGCTTTTCGTTGGGGCCTTTGCAGTAAATGAAGTAGTACATTCGTTTCGTCCTTTCGTGATTCATGATTCACCCCGGCGGGGCGGTCTGTCAGCAGATGCTTTGTGCGATTTCGTGCAGCGTCTTTTCCTGATCCCGGAGATAACGCGCATTGTCGGCAGCGTGGATGAACTTCGGGGAACCGTCCTCGTTCGTTTCAAGGGCAAGCCTTTCCCACGCTTCAATTTCGCTGTTGCGGTACTTCGTGGAAGTGAGAAGGTAGAAATACAGGGTGTTCCACTGGTCATTGGTGAGGGTGACGGTGCGCAGACCGCCGCCGGATTCAGTGCTTTGCTGTTTGGCTGTCATGGTTCATATCTCCTTTTCGTGTTTTGCGATGCTCCCGACATTTATGCCGGGAAGATGGGGCGGGGCCGCTTTCGTGCGGTGCGGCCCTGTGAAGTGACCCCCAAAAGTTAGACAAAAATAAGAATTAAGCAACCTGAACGGTCTGAATCCTGTATTGCACAGGACTCAGGCCGTTTAGTTTTAATTTGATTCGGCGGTTGTTGTAGTAGTCGATATACTCAACAATGGCCTTTTCGAGCTGTTCAATGGAATCGAATTTTTCCAAATAGAACAGTTCCGTCTTGAGCAAGCCAAAGAAATTTTCAGCAACCGCATTATCCAGACAAGTGGCTTTCCGGGACATACTTTGTGTAATGCCTTTTGCTCTCAACAGGTTCTGGTAAGGCTTCATCTGGTACTGCCAGCCTTGATCTGAATGCAGAATCAAATCCTCCACTTTATCTGGCAGCTTCTGAAAAGCAGCTTCCAGCATATCCGTGACTTGCTTAAAATTAGGATGGCGGCTAAGGTTATAACTGACCACTTCTCCGTTGAACAGATCAATAATCGGTGACAGGTAGAGCTTCTGGTCGTTTACCTTGAACTCCGTAACATCCGTAACCCATTTACGATTTGGTTCGTTTGTTTTGAAGTGCCGTTCCAGCAGATTTGGAGCCACTTCGCCAATCTCACCTTTGTAAGAATTGTACTTTCTTCTCTCACGAACATGGCAGACCAAGCCCAACTGTTTCATGAGCTTCTGCACGGTCTTATGATTGATGTAAATGCCGTTGTTATGCAATTCTTGCGTAATTCTGCGATATCCATACCGCTTCTTGTTCTTATTGAAGATTGCAATGATTTCTTCTTTTACCATCTGGTATCTCACTGGCTTTTGAGACTGATGCAGATAGTAGTAGAACGTGCTGCGAGGAAGCCCGGCAAGCTGCAGCAACGGTTTCAGTGGATATTTCTGCCTTAGTTCCTGAACTACTTGTGCTTTTTGTTTTGGCGTTCCTCTTCCAGCACCAAGGCTCTCAATTTTTTTAAGTAGTCGATCTCCATACGAAGCCGTTGATTCTCTGCAATGAGATCTTCTTCTACCTGCTTGTCTAATTTCGGCTTTCGCCCTTTCCGTGTTCCACTGGCTGCACAAGCTCGACCACGACGTTCCAGCAAGAGAGCCTCTTTGCCTTCTTCCAGATAGATGCGCTCCCATTTTGCAACTTGCGTCTTACTTTGTACTCCGAAACGTTTGGCTGCTCCTTGACAGCTTAAATGTTCCGCACGCATTGTTTCTACTACTTTTATTTTGAATTCCCCACTATATTTTTTCTGTGGTATTCCCTTTGGCATACAAAAACACCCCATTTCCTAAACAGTATACCATACTGTCTAACAAATGGGGTGCAGTTCATATCT